TGGAATTGGAATTGGAATTGGAATTGGAATTGGAATTGGAATTGGAATTGGAATTGGAATTGGAATTGGAATTGGAATTGGAATTGGAATTGGAATTGGAATTGGAATTGGAATTGGAATTGGAATTGGAATTAGAATTTGAATTAATAATATGATATTTAACCAAAATTGCAATTAATTTTTGTTCATCTGTATGATTCCACATATATTGATAATCAGTTGTCATTTTTGAAAATAATTGATTATAGATGATCAAACTAGTATTCAGTAATTGTGTCATATTGCGTATAATATTGTTTTTACCAATAGCGTCGGCGAATGATTTAATCATATTATCATTAAATGGTCTTGTAAAATTAGTTAACGTATTTTGTAAACCATTGAATGGCATGTATGATAGATATTGAGTAAGCATTTGTAACTCTAATTCATAAGGTGACATACCTAATTTATTCCTATAAGATTTTACATTAGCGCCGTGGCTTATTAATAAATATATTAATTCTGGATATTGTATTTCTAGTGCATAATGCAATGGTGTATTACCACTTGCATCACGATCATTAATATTATGCGCAGTTAAGACACTACGTACAATATCTAAATTGATTTCGTAACATTTTCTCAAATAAGTACTAGCAGATCCGTAATAATCTAAATTATAAACTTGAATAATATTTTGTCTATGCATTCTAATATTACTGATTAATTCAGATGGATTAGTTGTTTCAATTGGATTTAATTGATATTTTAACAAATTCGGATTAATACTAGCCATAGATGCTAGCATGATCGCTACATCTGTATTGACATCTTGTAAATTAAATGATCTAGTTTGATTTATAATAGGTCTGATAATGTTTTCACTTGAAATTGTATTAACAGTTTTTGTTATGAAATTATCTGTTACAATTTGTATAACATAAGTGAAAAATCTTACTAAAATAGAATCAGTTACACGGGCTATTGTTGCATCAGTTGATATCAATTTTATACTTTGATCAATATTGATTAAATTAGATTGTAAAGATTCATATATATCTTTTGTAGTTGTAGCAGAATTATCAACATAATATTGTACAACTGTCTGAACTAATGTTTGTTTTAAAATAGTTAAATAGTCATCGACATACTCACGGACAGATAATATGTTACTTAATCTATCTGTTGCATTGATATCATCTACTGGATAATAATTCATTTTGATTTGATTAAATTCTATCAATATTGTTGGGTCATCATTTAATTTTAAAATAGGACCATTCTCGTTCGCAGTGAAAATATTTAAGACCCATGGATTTTGTAATACTGATCCTATAATATGTTGAATAGCCGGATTAGTTCTAGATAATTGAGGATATGTTAGAGGATATATTAAATATTTATCAAAGTCAATAAATGGATTTGTTTGTATGAAATCATTTTTAGATTTTGTGATAATGTAAGTATTATTAAGTTTATAATTGGATATGATCTCATTAAATTGACCGAAATCAATTCGACCATTTGTTAAATTTGAATTAAAATTATTAATTTGAACAAGTGGTATTGTAAACATATCCTTGCCATTTCGTGATATATAATTGAAAGAACTTGTTTTATTAATAAATTCAATAATACTGTTATGAAATTTGATCAAATCACCCATTTGATTCATAATTTGTTTTGGAATATTATTATAAAATTTATCAAATAAATTTTGTAAGGCTTTAATAGTATTTTGTGTTGGAATATCATTTGAATTAGATGATATTATTTGTGATATTTTAATATTGTAATCATTAAGACTATTTATTATTTGATCATTCATTTTAACCATGATTAAATAAATTATGATAACAATCAATGGTAAAAAGAATTGACCAATATAGTAGTAATATTCATTATTAATACATGTAATTATATCATTAACTGCACCCAATATCATTGAATAAAAAATCCCATTGATATAAATAATAGCAGTTTGCATAAATAAAACAATTCCATAATAATAACGATAAATGACATCATCATAATCTTCTTCATCTGATATTGGTATGATTTCATTATTGAAATCGTATCCTGTATGATACTCTTCATTAAAATAATTTAATTCATTAAATAAAAATGATTTAATTGGATTAAAAACAATAGGTGTGTTTATAACCGCATCTAAATTGTCTTTGATTAAAGGATTTAAATAAAAACGATTAATCATATGTGATAATTTATTGTAATCAATAATATTAGCCACAAAATTAGGTTCTGAACGAATTAAATCACCCAAATTAAAAATAAATCGTCCATTTTCATTTAATTCATTTGTCTGATCAAAAGTTTGAACTAAATCTAAGAATTGATCTGGAATTACATCATCTAATTTTGTTATAATATCAATTGAATTAGTGTTAATAATATCATGTGGAATTACAATGTAAAGTAATGATTTTAATTTAATTTCATTTATTCCATTGTAAAAATCATAAAATTGTCTTTCGATAGCATTTGCAGAACCATCATTAATTCGTTCTTCATTCAATGTAATAAAAGTAGGTACAATATTATTGTACGCAGATAATATTTTTATTTGCATGATTCTAAATATAATTTCTAAACAAACATGGTCTTGATCATTCGGAATGTCCGGAATTGAATAAGATCTAATACTTTTTACTTCATCAAAAGGTACTTGTGTTAAATCTATTTGTTCACCTGCATCATTGTTAATATCTTTAATTGCATCAAATAGATTTTCAAATGATGTTTGATCATAATCAAGAGTACCGTCGGCTAATACTGGTGAATGATTAAGTAAATTAAGATATATTTGATTGTTAGTATAAAATATTAAATTAAAAAAATTAATCTCTTTTGAAATTCTTTGAATGCGGGGAGTAGAATTATGTCTACGAATTAAATTATCCAAATTACGTTCTAATTCGTCAAATTCCTTATTTATTTCTTTAATTATTTTAGGTCGTAAATTAATAGTTTGTTGTCTTAGAGATCTGATTAAGAGATTCGTCTGAGCTTGGAGATATTCTATAATTTTCTCATTATTAAATTCATTTATGTTATTAATCAAAATATTATTAACGTCATCATATGCTGCATCTGAATTTATAACATTTCGCATAAAATTAAAGAAATAGGCACCAGATTCATCTTTAATAGAATCTAATATTAAACCATCCACTGTATTATTTGATATCTTTAAATTAAAAGAATCTGCAAGATTATTTATAACATAACCCGGAAATCTATTTGCATAAAATTTAATAGAAAACAAAATAAAAAATTTTTTGATTAAATTATTTGTATAAAAATTCTTAATTAAATAATTTAATATTTTGTCAGATTGCGCAGTTATATTAGGTAATAATGTCGTAACAAAATTATTAACATTGGTACTTACACTATTTATAATATTATTATAAAGTCTGCTTTGATCATTAATCAAATTAGTAAATCTATTTTCAATTGTTGGATTTATAATCTTATCTGGTGGAGGAAGAACTGGGTTGTGTGTAGGTCCCCAACCGATATTTTGTGGTTTAATATTCAAAGGAACAATAAATTTAACAATTTTATTACGTATTTCTTCATTCATTTGATTTATTAATTGATTCATTTTTGTTATATCTGTTGCTAAAGCAGTATTATAATTAGTATTAATTTCTGTAAACATTAATGGAATATTTTCGATAACGCCAATAATGTCTTTAATATAATATTGAAATACTGGATTAGTTTGCAATTTATTGATAATGTCATTCATTAAATTATCAATATTGACATTCGTTATGTCACTTTTTCGTGGAATTAATGGAACGATCTTTCTATCTACATCACATTTCGTGTCTAATCCAAGTACTGCATAATGTAAAGGATTTTTCATCGAATAATCTTTTGTATTTAATTTTACCCCTTTTTCTTTCAAAAAATCTACAATCTGTAAATATTGATGTTGAATAGCTATAATAAAAGGTGTTCTATTATTACTATCAAATGTATCTATTGGCGCGCCCAAATTAAATAAATATTTAAGTATATTTAACTTGACATCTTCGTCTGCTACATCATCAGATAAATCTAATACTATATGAACTGCAGTAATATTATTTGTTTTATCTCTAACATTTGGTGTGATTCCATTTTTATTGATAAATTCTCTAATCTGTTCTAAATCACCAGTTCTAACTGTATTGAAAAATTGTTCTGTTAAATTATCAGAAATTGATCTTTCAATATTATATGTAACTACTCTAGGTACAAATCGAGACATTATAAGATGTTACTTATTATTACTAATATATATTTAATTCATATTATATTTAAACATTGATACCTATGATAATTTATAGAGATCAATGTCTAAATATTTGCTACAAAATAACACTGATGATAGAACTTTGCTTTTTCATGAACATTCACATGAACGTGATAATTATAATAATACTAATATTACAAATTATCTATTGAATGTTAATGAAAATATTAATGATAATATCAATGATAATATCAATAATAAACTAATTGTTACAGAAGATTGTTACGTTAAACATAATTTAATTGTTCATGGTAATTCGAAATTGGGTTCTATATATTATGGTATTCCATTATATTCTTCGGATATTCTAAAATATAAATACTTTATCGTTTGTACTCAATATGATTACAATATAGAATTACCGATTAACGATAAGAGAGTATTAATAAATAAAGAATTTGATTTTGACCAATGCCAATATCAATATGAACCATTAGAATATGAAAACATTGCATGTCCAACAGATCCAGATTATAATCATGATGATCATGATATTCTATTGGATGGATATGATATATTTGTTTATAATAATAGTTCATGTGACATTACAGTTAATAATTGTATAATATGTCCGAATAAATGTGGACATTTTCTTTACGCGGAACAAATCACAAAATGGATTACAATTACATTATAAATTATAATAAATTATAATAATTTTTGTAAATAATTATTATAATTTTTGATTACTGATTAGTGGCATCACAAACGGAATTGATATAATAATATCCTTCACTACAAGCCATTTCCGGTTTGCATGGATATTTATTTTTCCAGAATTGATTTTCATTTGACATTATTTTAGTGGCATTATTTTGTAAGAAAGTTCGAAAGACATTAGAATTTGGAATTCCATTGATTTTTTGAATTTCATAAGTAAGACGATTAGAACCAGTATAGTCAGTCATAAATCTGCTATCGTTCATGATAGGGGGACAGTTTTTATATACGTTATTCATTTAATAATATTATATGAGATATTTTTATTGATTATTTAAAATATATTTAACAAAATCTTGATTTGTCATTTGTTTCAAACTTTTCGGATATTTAATTTTCTTTTGTGATAAAATTACTCTCGCTATCTTTGTCAATTCTTTTCTTGATTGTGTTTGTAAATTTATTTTATTATATTTAGAATCATTTTGATCTGAATCTTGACTATCAAGATTCATTTTATTATCAAGTTCCTTTACTAAATTTTTATCTTCATTTTCATTATCATTATCATTGTCATTATCATTATCATTAGGTAAATTAGAATATGGAATTTGTGATAATTCTTCTGATATACAATTATAATTTTTGTTAGAAGACATTTGAGATAATTCATTAATCATATTTTCATTTAACCCATCTTCAGATTGTATATTTCTTCCAACAAGTTTTTCAAAATCAATCTTGATCATTTCTGATGTTTGATTTGTATCATGTTGTGAATCATTAATATTATGAAATGATTCATTTAAATCATTAATGTCATTAATATCGTTAATATCGTTAATATCATTAATATCAGACATATGATCATTATTTAGATTTTGATTTTCATTAGATAGACTTGATGAATCATTAATCAAAAGTGATTGATATTGTTTAACAATTGATGCTTCACTTTGAATTTGATTATTTAATTGCATTGATGTTTGTGTATGTATTGGTATATTTGTAGTTGGAGCATGTGTATGTGCATGTGTATGTGTCTGAGTGTTTGTTGATATAGGTTTAGGTTCTAATCCCATATTATACAAATCAGTATTTGATAATTCCATATAATGCGTTGATGTTTGATTTGAATTTTTGTTTTTATCAGATTCATATGTAATAGTATAAACATTTGAATCATTTTTATGTTTTCTACGTTCTTTATCCTTTGAACGTTGTTCTTTAGCCAGACGCATAGTAGCTAATTCATCTTCTACAATTCTGATACGGCTTTCATATTGCATTAAACGTTTATTATTTGGACGGAAAGATTTTTTTAAATTATCAATTTCGTCATAAAAATAATAAAACACAAATAGACAAATAATACCAATAATAATAAATATAAAAATGTATTTTGACTCTAACATGAAAATGAGTTATATAACTTATTATACAAAAATTTAAATACTTTTAAACTTTATTCCATATTATTTTGCCTTATCAGACTTTTAATCTTACGACCGGTTTTATAATCATAACCTTGGTTTAATTTATTTTGAACATATTCTAAATCTATACCTTCTGGACCCGTTATATGTGCGGCAGTATCAAATTCCATTAAATAAGGTAAGTATTCATTAGATCCCATGGATGGCGACACTTGACATCTATCATTAGTAATGCAAACTGGTGGTTGTTCGTAGCCCCTGAACCAATTTTCCGGCGGTAAGAATGTATAATCATAAATTTGACTGCCTAAAGGAATTGTATTGAAAGGATTTGTTTTTGTATATTTCATTTCGTATTTATAATTATCTTTGATTCGTTGTTTAGCAAGATTAGCATTTTCGGCTAGTTTAACTATAGTACTCTTATCAGCATTTGTTAAATTTATTAATTCTTCTACGTCGGGATTCCTAAAAGGATTGATTAATTCTGATTGTTGTTCTAAACTTAATCTATTAACGTCAAATTTAGTTTTATTAGTTGGATCATAAATTGATTTGACTATATATGGTCTATCTGGATCGAATGTTTCTTTTTCTTTAGAACAATTCTTATAATTACTGTTGCTATAATCAACACCAATCATGATAATCAAAATTAATACAATTAAAATTGCAATTTGTTTATTATCAATTTGTGTTCCTGCAACTGCTTTAATGAACAAATAAAGCAAAATAATTGCAATAATATATTTGAATATTACCATCGTCACTGACATTGAATTGAACATATTTATATATTCTAAGTAAGAATATTATAAATTTGCGTTTGCAATACAGTCTTTATCATTAGAATTTGAATTGAATAACATTTCGATAAAATAACAAATTGCCACTAAAAATACGATTAGGGAACTGATTGCTAAATAACGTATATGTGGTGATTTTTGATTAATGACCAATGGACTCTGCATTAATAATAAATCATTATAAATACTATAACCAACAATTGCTATCAAACTGACAATCAAACAATTTTTCGTAATAATAGCCAAATCAATTGTACATTTTCTATAAGAACGAATTAATACTACAATAATAAATTCAAACATAAATACACCGAAAAATAAATATAATTTTCTTCCAAGATAATTGTCATATTCGATAGATGGTATATTTAATAACAATAATGCATATATGAATATTAACATTAGAATTAAATGAATAAAAATATTCATATTAGGTTATACAAATCTTATTATATTGAGAGAAAAGAAATATCTATTTTTCTTATCAAAAATGATAATGATCAAATAAGAACATAATGATACCTTATCCTTCAATGGCATCATTGCTATTGAAGGATACCTAAAATATTTATTTTTATTAACATTTTCAATCTATAAGAACAAAATATAGACTAAAAATTATACCTAAAATATTTATTTTTATTAACATTTTCAGTCTATATTTATTTTTTGTTTGAAGATTATACTATTTTCTGATCAAAATAATTAATTGAATTATCAATAAAATAATGATAATCATATACAAACTAGCTAATAGATAAATATACGGCCGAAATTTTGTTAAAGCTATTTCTAATGCCGGTTGATAAATGATTTCAATTAATTTATTTTTGAATTCTTCTGAATTTAATTTTTCCAAACAATTATTTAAAATAGTGTCTGTTATTGGACCTATACCTGTTTCAACCTTTGGCGATACATCTTTCTTTTTAATATTACAAGAATTCATGTGAAAATAGTATTACATATTATTATCACATAAATAATTTCACTATATTTTAATTACTTGATAGCAATATATCACTTGTATTTAAATAATCACCACCTGATTTCGTTTTAGTCTTTTTTGTAGCAGTTTTTGCCGATTTTGATTTAGTAGTAGGTGCAGTTGTAGCTACGATAGGATTAGTAGGAGTTGTATCCATGTCCACATTATCTGCATTTTTACTAGAATTTTTTCGATGTCTATTTTTAGATGTTTTTGGTTTATTGATACGATTCTTTTCTTTTTCTTCTCGAATACGATCAATTTCTGCTTTAACGGCTTGAACATCAACATTAGCCAGAGATTTGATAGTTTGTTTTTCTTTTTCTGGTGTATCAAATAATTCAGACATTTTACGTGATCGTTCAGTGTTACTTGCCGTTGGATTTTCTTGACTGATTTTACGAAATAGTACAGATCGATAAATTTTGGCCGTTTGTTCATCAACATTCATTAATTCTTGAATTCTCTTGACGACATTTTCATGATAAATAGTTCCTTCGTTTTGAATACGTTCATCATATAGCATTTTTTGTAAAGCATTCATTTTTGCAATTCGACTATTATATAATGTTTCAAAACCACCATCATATTCTGTCACATTTTCATTGTCATCATTATCATTATCATTATCATTATCACCATTTTCATCATAATCAACGTCATTATTATTAGTACTGGAAATGCTATCATCAATATCTGCATTTAAAACATCATCACTACTTGTAGATGATTTAGATTTAGCGCCACCAGTTACTGTTTTTGATTTTAAGTAATAAACTAATTTTTGAAGGAAATCAATCTTATCTTCTTCTTCAGATTCATCTTGCATTGCAGATTTAGATTTAGACGATCCAAGTGGATTAGAATTAGAATTATAATTAGAATTAGTATCTGTTTCAGTTTCAATAACAATTTCTCCGGCATTATTTTGAATATTAGGATTGGCCCCGAGTATCAATAGTTTTTTAACGATAGTATAATCATTAGTTTTAGAACCACGCATAACCGCAATATGGGCGGGAGTGTTTCCATCTGCATTTTTTGCATTTAGAGCCCGGATATTAATACCATTTGACTGTAATGCATCTAATGCCTTTGCATTGTTTTCTACTGCAATACGATGAATGATATTATTCTTCTCTGCATCTAAAGGAACCGCCTGCGCCTGAGTGTCAATTGCATCGTAATTACCAGTTTGATATGATCTAAGAATATCATGACCCGACATTTATATATTAACAATAAAGATTTTTTATATTTCGAGATAATTTATCTAAGCTATAAAATATAACATGAGTAATTTTAATGTATCAAATACAACAATTATTGTAATTCTCGTAATTTTAATAATTTTATTCGTGTTCTTTTCGAATAACTGGAGTGAATGGACATCAAATTATAATGAAAATTACGTTGATTTATCAAAATCGAATGGCAATAACAGAAGAATCATGTCACAAGCCCAACAAGTACAGAATCAAGCGAATGGTTTACCATCACAATATCAATTAAAAAGACCAGTTAAAGGAGCTATTTCATTAGATAATACGGTTGAAGATAGTTTAGTCGATGAATTTATTCAACAGTATAGTACACAAGAACCTTCTATACAAAGAGCATCAAGTACATTCACACCATTTGATCCAAATGCAGTTGAAGAAGGACCATTTAATGATTATGTCAAAAAGAGACAATTCAATTTCAAAAAGATGGAACAACCATTTTCACCAGATATTTATAATGATAAAACTTTGAGTTATGATCAATATCGAAATTTTGATCAAGCAGAACCAATTCAAAATCAAAATAAACCAAAACAAAATGACAATTTCTTGTACAAACGTCAAAAATTCACTTTGAAACCTGAACAAAACATTAAAAATGAATTCAATATTGATAATTATTTACCCCAACAAATTGAAAAAGATTGGTTTGATGTTGAACCATTAGAAACAACTAAACAAGTCCGCGGCAATAATCTCATCAATCCCAAAGTGTTCATTGGTGTTAATACAGTAGGCAGTTCTAGACGAAATGCAAGCCATGATTTACGTGGTGATGTACCCGCACCCAAAGTTGTTGTCAGTCCTTGGTTACAATCTACTATCGAACCAGATACTAATCTCGTCGGTATTAGTAATCCCATTTAATTTTTACAATTTAAATTGTTACAATTTAAATAATTTAAGTATAAATTATCTAAATAGTAATTAAGATTCATTTTAACAATGTCAAGAAATAAAAATCAGTCATCTAATACATCTAATAAATCTAATTTAAATGATTCCGGAAATTTAGATTTAGATTCAGAATTAGAAAAAACACATATACACGAAGATGCAGAAGAGGTACATTTAGATGATCAAACAAGATTACAATTACGTAAAGAAATTAATACATGGGTTTTATCTGATGACAAAATACGTATTTTAAATAAAGAAACTAAAAAATTTAAGAATATAAAAAAAGAATCCGAACAACAAGTTATTGAAATTTTAAGTAGAGCTAACAATAATGAAATTAAAACACAATCTGGAGAAATGATTCGTAAAGCAGTATCTCGTACAAAAACACCATTAAAACCAGAAACAATTAAAAAATCATTAATGGAAATTTATCAAGATGAAACAAATGCTAATAATATTTTACAGAAAATTTTGGATAAACGTGGTATTTCGGAAAGAGTTTATTTAAAAAGAACTAAGCCCCGTGAAAAATCTGATAAAAAATAAAAAATTGATTTTTAAATACTATTTTGAATAATCATTCTATCGAACATATAAACTTATAATTATTGATTTATAAATATTGGATATTATTCATAATGGCTTATTTACCACCGAGTCTTAGAAATAAATCTAATGTCAATATTTTTAATGTTATTTCCAATGACATTGACACTAACACTGATCCTATAAAAGAATCTATTAAACCAATTAAAAATAAACTTAAAAAGGCAGAAAAAATTAAACTACAAAATGAAATCAAAAATTCCATTTATAAATCTAGTTCAATTACTGTAATTTCTATAGATGATAATAGTTTAACACCAATATTAAAAACATCTAAATTAACATCAAAATTAACAAAAACAGATTTTCATTTTCCAAATTTAGATGTTTTAAATATTTTGCCAAGACCAGTTGAGAAAAATACAATAAATTACAAAAATATCATTGATAAGTTTAATGATCCGAATGTTATTCAACATACAAATGAAGGGTTGGTTATTCAAGATGATAATTATATTAATATTCCATTTCAAAAAATATATGATATTATACAAGAAAGTACTATTTATCGTGTACAATTAAATTTAAATTATGTTACACAATTGATGTATATAATGAATCATATTGATGTTGATACTGAGACAGTCGAAATGAAAGAATTATATTCAAAAACATTAAATGAAAAGAAATTATCAACAAATATTATTAATGCTTATTTTTTATTACAAGATTTGAAAGAATTAACACAAATGCTATTATCTGGTAAATTTAATGAATCAAATAAATCTAATGAAAATTGTATTGTAATTTTTGATAATATATGGAATAATTCAATGATTTTAGAACAATTTTTTAATAATGAAATTGTAACTTTTCTGACACAAATATTTAATATCATGAACAATGAACATATTAATTTAGACAAAAACATTGTAACAAAATTCGAAGAACAATTAAATTCTATCATTGATGATAAAATAAAATTATCTAACTATTGTATTAATGTACAAATTGGTAAACATGAAATCAGTTTTATTGGTTTAGAAAACAATTTCGAATTTGTATCAGAGATAATATTGGAGAATTTAGACATTTCAAAACTTTGTTATTTTGAAAAGAATTTAGATAGTATCGAGAGTTATGAAGATTTAAATAATTTAATTGAAAACATAAATCTACCAATGAATTTTGATTCTGGTATGTTAAAAATGTCCGTTAATTCTAAAAAATACTTATTTAGATTTATTTTGAATGACGAAATGTTAGATTCATTAAAACATAAAATAAGTGTTAATATTATTGATAAACCCGATAATTGTAAAATTATTAGTAGTCCAATTAATATTGTTAATAATCTTGATATTGTTAATGAAAATTCAATTGAAAATGAATTAAGTTACAAACTAAGTCAAATACATTTGGAACATCAAATTAATGTATGGTTAAGAAAGAATCAATCATTTGTAGATTATATGTTTGAATTATTGTATGAAACAAGTAATTTAATAACTATCGACGATAAAAATTTATTTATTAAATATTGCTATGAAAATTCTATTTAAACAAATATTAATATTAATATTAATAATATTATTAATATTAATATGAGTCCGTTCGATTTCGAGTCATATGAAGATACAGAAGAATATAATGATTCTTCAAATAATGTTATTACTAATAATCCAAATGAAAATTCTAATGACAATCCGAATGATAATCATAATAATTTTCATACACTTATGAATAAAAACGAATTTAATAATAAAGTTCAAAAACTATTTGATGTTATTATAGCATTTAAGAACGCGGAACTAGATATATATGATTATAAATTTTTAGAAAATGCGACTTATGATAATTTTTATAAATTTATTGTCACTGCATTAAAAAATAGAAATAAAATTATAGATTCTGAGGTAAATAATTCTTAATTAATTCTAAATCAATTTCTACATATGGGGCCATGTTAGATATAAAAGAAGGTGTATGAAATGTTTTTAAATCAGAAAGGTTTTGATAATAAATTAAAGGATTATACCAAAAATGACTAATTGGTTTGGATGGATTTTTAACAAAATATAAATAACTATCTGATTCAGTGGTTGAAGATACTGATGTTGTATCATCAACACTAGAACTTGTATTTGAAGATGTAGATGTACTTGAGTTTAAATTCATATAACGAGAATTTAATAATGCGACCTTTTGTAAAAAAGCAGATTTAATTTGCATAGGAATTTGATAATCGGTCAAATATGTAATAGTATAATCAATTCTATTACCTAATTGCTGTGGAGAACGTATTTCATTTACTCTAAAATGACACAAGTCACCAGTATTGACATCACGTAAGGTAAAATAAAATTGTGGAACACTGTTGCTAAAATATGATGATAGATTTTGAAAAGCTAAATATGCGGCATCCAATGGTGACATACCACTATAAACTCGGGTTATTGATCCATTAACATACGGATTCACCAATAAATAATTTCTTTTGGACATTATTATATTATTATAATAATATTAATATAATAATTTTTTGTTATTGTTTAGACAAATGCAAAATATTTAAAATAAAAAATTGAATTTTTTTTTATTTATTGAATAATTAATTGCGGTTAAAATAATTTAACTTAAAGATAAAAACTATTAACTCAGTATTCAATAGAATGGCGCCAAATCAACCATATGATCCATCACTAAATCCAAAACGTATTCTTGAAATAACCACAACTCAAACTGGTGCTATTAAAAATATTTTTGAAAAATTAAGAGAGATCATACCAGAAACTAATATAACTTTTAGATCTGCTACTAATGATGATAATGAAACGGTATCGACATCTGCTACTAATACATCTACGACATCGACTACAAATGTGTATAATAATAAAAAAGATAAAAGTACGAATTCAAATCCTAAAAAATCTAAATCTAAAAAATCGGAAGATTCTGATTCAGAAACTACGGAAACAAGTTCAAAAGATAAGGATAAAGATTCTAAAGAAAAAGAGTCATCTAAAGATCCAAAAGCTAAAAAATTAAGTGGTGCAGGTATTAGAATTTTGACTACAACTAAAGATAGAAATATTTTAGTTAATATGAAATTAGATGCGGAAAACTTTGATGTTTTTTATTGTCGCAGACCAAAATTAACAATAGGAATGGATTTGAATTATTTGCATTCATTTTTAGCATCAATTAGTAATGAAGGAATGATTACGTTTTGTATGGATGAAGATAATATTAATATTCTGAATATTAAAGGAATATCAGATAAAAATAATGAACAAGTAGATTTATATATAAATCTACTGGATATTACAGATGAAAAAGTGAATATTAACAGTATCAAACCAGTAACATTCGACGCAATGGTTAGTATTTCTTCTCAAAAATTTCATAAAATGTGTAAGAATCTAGGTGCTAACTCCACTTATGTAGAAATTAGATCAATTGGTACACAAATATCATTTACAGGTCGTGGTGAATGTGGTAAAATTACAATAAACTTGACTGATACAGATGAAAGTTTAAAGATTAAATCCAATGATGTAACAAATGTTGTACAGGGTGTGTATGAATTGAAAGCCCTTACTTTGTTTACAAAATGCAATACATTATGTCCAAATATTGATATGTTTATGAAAAATAATTTTCCATTAGTATTAAAAATTACAGTTGCGTCATTAGGAAGAGTATTCTTTTTCTGTACTCCGATTAATCAACTTGACAGTTATAAATAATTGCAAATAACATAAATTATTATCTTATGAAATTATAAGATAATAATTATATGGTTGATGATAATAAAAATAGTGCATTAATAATACTTTGGGTATTGATTTATGTGATCGCATGGAAATTATATGAACATTATTATGCATTGACATTAACAAAAACAAATGCTTATAATATTAAATTTTTAGATATACCATATTCAATTAAATGTGCATTCAATGAGAATCAATGTGAAACAGGTGATATAGATACTTGGACTTTAATTCATGCTGCCGGATTTTTTGTTTTAGGTTATTATTTTCCTAATCAATATTTGACTGTTATTATTTTATCAATAATAATTGTTATTATTGAACCTTATTTAGGTTATCATCCAAAATATATTATTGATCCTTTAGTTAATTTAACATTCTATTCATTTGGTTCAATAATTGCGCCTAAAAAGAAATATGATCATACAATTTATGTTGATTCTAATGATTCTAATTTACAAAATGTTAATTATAATTAATATTATTTATAATAGATAAATACAATATAGAACCATATAACTACAATGTAAAATAAATAAACAATAGTTCTTTTGACACTTGATAATGGATCACAACATGAAAATATCATTAAAAATACTAATAACAAAGCTACTATAATAACATTAATATTAACATCTATGCTTATAGTTTGATTAAATGAAGATGAATTTAGATCGTTTAAATAATAATTAATTATTCTTGTTGCCAATGGGTTCTCTATATTAGAATAGTACCATGTATACAGAGAATTAAATAGAGAATTTAATTGATCATAAATTGGTTCCATTTGTATATGTTTTGTTTTGTCTGATAAGTATATGTACATCTATTAATCAATAGATATACACATATATTTAATTTAATCAATTTTTTATTAATAATATCTTTTTCCACGATAGAATCGATCATCTTCTGTATTTAAATCCGGTTTTGATTTAGTTTTATATAATTTGTTAACAATTTTGTCTTTTCCAAAATCTTTTTTACTACCATTCGCGGCGTACATTACAGAATATTTATTGATTTTGTTTATAATTTCGGACCTAATTGTAGACAAAAATTGTGTTATATCTCTTCCAGGATATCCATCCCATAATTTAATGTATGTGAAATTTTGAGATCCCGGAGTAGATTTAACGTTTTGATAAAAATTATTTCCCATAATAAAAGATACCGAAATCCCATTAATGTAATTGATATCATTTGTTCTGTTTGTTAAACTATTTGCCATTATATTAAACAAAATCTCTGTCCATAAATTATATCCGTCTTCGTGATTTAATTTAATAGAAAATGTTCCACCTTTTTCATTTTTAGGATCTTCCCAAATAGGTTCAATACCTTCTCGCATAATAATATAATCATTCTTGTCCAAATTTAACATATCACTCCCGTCTGATTTAGTTCCCATTAATCTAACAATATATATTAGATCATTGACTGTTTTTAATTTACATACCTCTTTATAAGGCTTAGAATCATTACTGTCGGTATTTGATAACTTTTTAAAAGCAGATTTGCTATACACATACAAAACCCAAGTACAAGTCAGTGGAATTGTTGTCAGATCAATATTATTTTCTGTTGACATTAACTGATAAGGATTAATATATATTAGTCTTTATATGTTTTATTATTTATTGTTTTTTAATCAATTTTTTATTTTTATCGTTAAGATGTTTATCGTTAATTTGTATTTCATAAAAGATAGAGATCAAATTTAATATTTGCATTTCAGTATCAATATTGACTGCGATATAAGTTTCCAATTGACCAAGTTTATCAATAATGTTTATTTTATATAAATCATCTTCATTATTATTCAAAACATTATTTTTAATTTCATTCAAAATATTGTAAATTGATAAATTATTATTATGAATTTTATCACGAACTTGTTCATAAGCTATACTAAATTTGATAGTAGATTTCGAACATTTTAACAATATTGAATAAATAAATATTACATCATCTGGTTTACAATAACCACTACATTCAAAAATCTTATTACTTGTAATTACATCATAGGTTAAATGGGCAGATTGTAATAAATTAATTGCTTTTCTCATATCACCACCAGTTACTTTAATAATAGCATTGATAGCATTTTGATCGAATTTTAATTTTTCAATTAATGCAATTTCATTTAATTTTTTAGCCATATCTGTTGCAATTAATGGAACAAATCTAAATCTTGTACATCTAGATTGTAGCGCCGGTCTTATCTTATTAATATAATTACAAATTAAACAAAATCTTGTTGTATCACTATAATTCTCAATAATTTGTCTCAAAATAGCTTGGGCATCAAATGTTATTCCATCTGTTTCATCTAATATTATCAGTTTATAAACATTATTTTGTAATTCTTTAGGTAAAAAGAACTCATTACGTCCACTAGCAAAACGCTTAATTTTTTGTCTGACCATTTCTATACCACGATTATCAGATGCATTCAATTCCAAAACCATAAAATTAAAATAATCATTGTATAATTCTTTCGCACAAGATATAATAGCAGATGTTTTACCAGTACCAGACGGACCATAAAATAACATATGTGGCATATTACCAGATTTCATGAAATTTCGTAATGTATTCATTATTTGTGTATGTGAAATAACTTGATCTAGTTTCACTGGTCTATATTTTTCAATCCATGGATATGTTGATTTATCTATTGGATCTTCAAAATTATCTTCATTGTGATCAATATCAAAATCAATATTAAATTCATTATTTAATTCGCTATTTAAATCATCATTCAATTCTATAGAGTCCATTTAATTATCGACTTGATAATTAGAGTTAAATCATTGTTTAAATATTGTTTAATTATCAATTTTTCTTATGGGATTAATAGGATCACATGATAATAATTTATATGGTATAATTTTGAAAACATAACTATAAAAATTATGTATTTTCTTAACAGGTTCTGTAATAGAATGATATTTGACTAAAGAATTGGGCAAATTAAATGGAGTGTTAATAACATTGATTATCTTATAGTCACAATATACACGGGGTGAATTATGATCAATTGATACAATATATAAATTATTGCCAGTAGCACGCAATATTTCATTTATTAATTTTTCGATCATGTCACTGGGTATATATTCAAGTGTTTCTGATATTAATATTACTACAGAATCGTCATTCAATAAACTGACAATCTCATATATATCACCTTTAAAATTAGAATCTTTATTATGATCTACTATAAAACCATCATTCGGATTATTAAAAACAATTAATGGCTTTTTTAATAATTTGGCCTTTTCTAAAGCCATATTATAGATTAATTGTTTTGTCTTGTGACCATTTGTATAACGTAAAATTAATTCTATAAATAAAGGAATAAGTATGATGATCAATATGAACATCAAAATCCAAAAAATATTTATGTCATTCTTTTCATTTGAATAGATCATATTATATATATTCAAATAGGATAAAATATAATTTTTGATTTTAATCATATAATTTATTTTGGATGTTATTAGGATATTATTAGAATGTTATAAAGATAAAACAATTACTGAAAATATATGATAGTAAATTTTGTTTTTTATTTATACAAATTATTTTTGAAATTCACTGAAATTATCGATGATTTTATTGGGCCAAGAATTATTAGCATTTACAAATTAAATGAACGCCAATCATATTTTAGATATTTAAAATTATTGATTCAATATTACTTTTTTCCAATGGATTTGATATTCGATGATATAAACATGCATTGTTGTAAAATCATATACAAAAATCAAGAATATTCATTTATAATAAACGACACTGTTTACAATATTATTTCAAATCAAAATAAATTAATCAATATTATTCATGAATATCATAAGTTAAATTTAAATTATCGATTGAAAAATGTTATTTTTTACAATAAGTACAAAAAAATTGTTGATGTACCATTGTCTGTACTAACATCATTTTATCCCGGTATCAAAATGTCTCAAGAAAAAGATCAACCATCTTTAGGAATGATTTTATCTGTTATGGGAATGTCAGATATAGATTATTGTGAAATTACTAAAATAGATATTCCTAAAATTAATAGATATACATTAAATGTACATGAATGTTATTTTATGGATTTATTTGACTAAATTTATTTGACTAAATTTATTTAAATTATCAATTTTTTATAAAAAGTTGATAATTAAATACTATATATAAAAACAATATAAGGTTAATAATATTTAGTTAACATATTTTTCATGGATAGTCGAAAGATTGGAACACAGAGACCTTTGGATAACATACAAACGATTGAAAGGATAGAATTTTCAGTTTATGGTAATAACGTTGTTTTGAATAATTCAGTAATCAAATCAGATCCGGTTGGAATAAGTATACCAGAAGGTTATAATAATTTTGAACCAGTACATGGTGGTGTTATAGATAAAAGATTAGGTATTACAGATAATTATTTAACATGTGATACATGTGGAGAAGATACAATACGTTGTCCGGGACATTTCGGACATATTAAATTAGTAGAAGCAGTATTCCATTTAGGATATTTGCAAGTAGTCAAAAGTATTTTAAGTTGTGTATGTATTAAATGTTCTAAATTGTTAATTTACAAGAATGAAGAAGAATTGGCTAGATTGGTTAAAACCAAATCGGGTAAAAAACGTTTTAATTTAATTAGAAATGTTTGTAAACACGTAACATATTGTCAAAAAGACAATTTTGGATGCGGCGCGCCAGTTCCGAAGATTTTAGTTAGGAAGAATTATGAAAGCATTTATATGGTTGCACAAACAATACGCAAATTGAATGAACAAGAAGAAGGATTGTTAGAAGGACGTAAAAAGATAGAAAGAATTTTGACACCAGATATGTGTTATGATATATTACGCAATATTAGTGATAAAGATTGTATTGTTATGGGTTTTGATCCTAAAAAATCACGTCCGGAAGATATGATTATTAAAATATTTCCAGTTCCGCCGGTTCCAATGAGACCGTCGGTAAAATTAGGTTTTCTGGCGTCGGCAACAAAAGATGATCATTTGACATTGAAATTAGCCGATATTGTGAAGACTAATCAAAGATTACGTAAAAATAAAGAAGCGCCAGGAGAAGCGGGTAAAAATGTACAAAACAATGATATTAGTTATTTATTGCAATATCATGTTGCAACTTATTATGACAATCAAACATCTTCATTGCCTAGGGCCGAACAAAGAAATGGCGAACCAGTAAAATCTTTATCAGAACGTTTAAAAGGCAAAGAAGGTCATATCCGTGGTAATATGATGGGAAAACGTGTTGATATGTCGGGCAGAACGGTAATTACATCTGATCCAAATATTAATGTAAATGAAGTTGGAATCCCATTAAAGATCGCTATGAACTTGACCTTTCCAGAGATTGTTATGGAGAATAACATGGATTATCTTACACAATTAGTACGAAATGGATGGAATAAATATCCCGGGGCTAATTTTGTGTCACAGTTAACACGCAATAATAATGGTACTTTAACAAAGACAATAACACATCTAAAATACAACAAATATCCAATTAAACTAAAAATTGGTGATGTAGTTGATAGACATTTAATTAATGGCGATATTGTATTATTCAATCGTCAACCAAGTCTGCATAAGCTAAGTATGATGGGACATATAGTACATGTACTGCCCATAGCATCATTATCTACGTTTAGAATGAACGTTAGCGTTACAACTCCATATAACGCCGATTAACCACCCCAGAATGGTCGGCAACAGGTGACTGCTTATTAGGTTAATAGTCATACCTAATAAGGAAAACAGTGAAAGACTATTTTTAATATAATCATCTAGTGGTATAAATAAAATACTGCGACATTGTCAAATTGCTGGAACCTCCTAAAGTCTTACATCCCAAGATAATATCCGAAAGGTATTATTGGCGTCGGAGAAAACCCGATGACTTGTTATTTTTAAATAACTAAGGGAAAAACTGTAAGAATGTGTCTAAAAAGTTGATTTATAAAAGCATTTCGAATAGAATGCTTGTAACACAAAAAAGTTATACCACATAAAACAACAAACCAACCATGCCGAAAGACAAACAAGTTGAACCAAAACTAGTCAAGAAATCACCAAATGATGATATTGATTCTGAACAAACAACGCCTAAACAAAAAGTGACAAAGACCAAAGAATTATCAAATGATGTTGATCAAGATCAAGTTGCGCCTAAACGAAAATCGGTTAAGACCAAAGAATTATCAAATGATGTTGATCAAGATCAAGTTGCGCCTAAACGAAAATCGGTTAAGACCAAAGAATTATCTAATGATAATGATGTTCCGGAACAAACGCCTAAACAAAAAGTGACCAAAGTCAATAAGAAGTTATCAAATGATGATGGTGATCTCGAACAAAAAGCGACCAAAGTCAATAAGAAGTTATCAAATGATGGTGATCTCGAACAAAAAGCGACTAGATCAGAAAAATTATCAAATGATGATGAATCTAAACCAAAAACGGATAAAAAATCATCAAATGATAATCATGATCAAGATAAGGTTGCATCTAAATCATCAAACGATAATCATTCTGATCTTGATAAACCTATATCTAGAATGAAAGCGTTTAAGGCCAAAAAATTATCAGAAGATCGTGAAGCCAATTTTAATCAAGTCGAACCTAAAAGAAGACCGATTAAGATCAAAGAATTATCAGATGATGAACCCGATTTTAATCAAGTTGCGCCTAAAAGAAGGCCGATTAAGATCAAAGAATTGTCAGATGATGAACCAGATTTTATTCCAGTCGAACCTAAAAGGAGACCGATTAAGACCAAAGAATTGTCAGATGATGAACCAGATTTTATTCCAATCGAACCTAAAAGAAGGCCGATTAAGACCAAAGGATCACCAAATGATGATATTGATTTTGATAAACCGGAACAAAAATATAAGTTTAGCGACGCAGAATTAGCCAAGAAATTCCCCAATGATGAATCTGAACAAACCGAAGAGACCGGTGTCATTTATGCCATTGTTAATAGAAATGATGGCAAAGCCTATATTGGTAGATGTTTTTCACATGAAAAACATGGAAAACATCCAATGACTGTATATGGGGCAAACGGTAGATTCAGAAGACATCTATCAAATGCTTTAGGCGCAGATGTTATCACAAGAACAGAATGTCCGATCTTTTATGAAGAAATACGCAATCATAATGGTGATAAAAACATATGGTATGTCACAACATTAAAAGTTATTTCGAAGAAGCATCTGAAAGAATATGAAACAAAATTTATTAAAAGATACAATACATCAGATCCCAAATTCGGATATAATTATTTTGTTGGTGATAACAAACCAGATGATTCTACCTATTTGTCCCAGTATCAAGAAGCCAAAGCGGCATCTAATGCATCTAGGGTTCAAGATGGTTCATTAAAGAAATTGCCACAAAACATTGGCTTGCCTGCGAACATTCATTATAAAGAAACAATATTTTCCAATGGAATACCATTGATAGGATATTTTGTTCAGATCAAAATTGACGGTAAGATCTATTATAGGGCATTCTTGAGTAAAGATTATTCGCTTGAACAAAAACTCGAAATGGCTAAAGATCAATTGGAAAAATTCAAGAAAAAAGCTCAAGATTTGAGAGATGCCAAAGCAAAAATGCTATTGGAAAAACAAAGAGAATCACCGGCAAACGCTCTACAAATTTAATATGGCTTTAATACGGCTTTAATAAGGCATGGTAAACAATAATTATTTTAATTAGAAAATTATTTTTATTATGAACAATGGTTTTGTAATGTGGTATGGTTTTTTATTATAAAATCAATTTAATCGGACTAAATGGACGATCAGCAACCAAGCTCCTAAAATATAATATCATGGAGAAGGCTCAGAGACTTGACGGCAATGGGTACTTATATACAAGTGCTTAAGGTAAAGTCCAGTCCTTGGTGAAAATCAAGGTTTGTTTAGGTTGTTAAAATCCCCATATTTTTGGCAAGGATTTTATAAAAAACCGAACAGTTGTATGACGGGGATGAAATGAATATACACGTACCACAAACGGTACAAACTCAAGTAGAACTCTATCTAATATGCAATGCGAAAGAAAGAATAATAACGCCAGCAAAGAGTGCGCCAATTATAGGTGCTAAACAAGACACATTGATGGGATCATTCAAATTGACAGATGATGAAACAACTGTCGATTGGAAAGAAGCCATGAATATCTTGATGACGACTAGTGTTGGACTTAATAGCAACATTGATAAAAATCGTCTCTATACTGGAAAATATTTTTACAGTCAGATCATTCCAAAGGGAATAAATATGTTTAACAAAACCGATAAAGGAGATTATTCCATGAGAATTTTAAACGGGATTTTGCTCAATGGCAAAATTGGTAAATCCATGATCGGTACAAGTAAAAACAATTTAATTCACAAAATCTGGAATCAATACGATTCAGATACTACACGTAAATTCATTGATGATATCCAACGAATGGTATTACAATGGTTAATGCGTGGTGGTTTTACAGTATCAATCAGTGATACAATGATACCAATTGATGAAACTAAAAAAATTCTTGATGTGATTGAAACAAAACGTTTAGAAATTAATCATTTAATCACTGAATATGAAAATAATCCGGATGTAATGAGACTTGATGTTTTTGAAGAAAGTTTAAAATCCGATTTATCTGCAGTCAGAGGTACTGTTGAAGGTATCGTTATGGCGGCATTACCAAAGTCCAATGGATTTTATGTTACGATTACATCAGGTTCAAATGGTTCAGAAATGAATGCCGGACAAATTATTGGTGCAGTCGGTCAACAAGAAGTAGAAGGGAAACGTATTCAAAAACGATATAATGAAAGAACATTACCTTTCTTTTTCAAGAATGATGATGGTGCATTTGCGCGTGGTTTTTGTCACAGTTCATTTTTAAAAGGATTAACTTTACCAGAATTCTTTTTCCATGTGATGGCCGGTCGAGAAGGATTGATTTATACTGCTATCAAAACTGCAGATACTGGTTATTTACAAAGAAGATTAATTAAAGCATTAGAAGATATTACTGTCAAATATGACGGAACTGTTCGAAATGCCAACGATCGTATCATTCAAATTGTCTATGGTGACAATGGAATTAATACTGAATGTCAAGTAGATCAAAAATTAGAAATAATTAATTTAAACAATGCTCAATTGATTGAAATTCATTCATATACAAAAGAAGAACTGGAATCTCTTAATACAGAGAAATATTCAGATGATTTGAATAATAAATTTATTGAAAAACTAATTAAAATGAGAGATGATCTCAGAGAAATTCAACGAAAAATCAGTAATAATCCAGTGGTATTGATTGAAACATACACTATGCCAGTTGATTTAAATCAAATTATTATGAACATTGTTAATAGGACAGATAGGACCGATAGTACTGATAATATAATCGATCCATATTACGTATTGAAATCTATTATGTCATTGATTAACTCTAAAGAACTTAGAACAATTCCCAAAGAAGCGAATGATACAACTAGTATTAAAGAACGTGATGAACATGATTTAAAATTCATGTTCAAAATATTTTTATATGATTATTTGTCACCAAGAAAATGTACACACAAGTATAAATTTTCAACAGAAGAATTTGATGAAATTATTAATCTTATTAAGAAAACTGTTCTAAAAGCCAAAATTCCACCAGGAGAAGCGATTGGTTTTGTCGCGGCTCAAAGTATTGGCGAACCAGTAACACAGATGACTTTAAGTACTTTTCATTTTACAGGTACAGGTAAAGGTGCCGTTTCACTTGGATTGCCAAGAATTAAAGAAATTTTGAATGCGACACCGAATATCAAAGATCCATTAATGAAAATTTATTTACAACGTCAATACGAGAAAAACAAACTCATGATTAAGAAAATTGCATCTTATTTAAAATATACTGTAATTGGAGACGTTGTAAGTAAGATAGAAATATATTTTGATCCCGATGTTAAATTAGTAGAACGTGATTCTGTTACTAATGTATTTAAAGCATGTAATTCAGATATTACGGCATTGCCATGGGTAATTAAAATAGTTTTATCCAAAGAAAAAATGCTAGACAGAAACGTAACATTACTTGATATTAAGAGTCAATTTTGTACACAATGGACAGAACGATATAATGATGTTAAAGCTCTTAAAAAAGACGAAAAACATTTATTAGATAAAATAACACAAGCATCAATCATGTCTAATTATGATAATAGTACCATACCAATAATTCATGTAAGATTTGATATGAATAATTTCGATTATAATACAGTAATCAAATTCAATGATTTCATTTTGAACAAGATTAAATTAAAAGGAATTGTTGATATTAATGAATCAAATGAAATTGAAGATGAAGTTTCTATTACTTTTGATCCAGAAACAGGTTCTATTATTAAAGACACAATACATATTATTTATACAGATGGTGTCAATTTGAATGATATCCAATATATTAATGGAATAGATTTAAAACGTATCACATGTAGTGATATTGTTGCCATTTACAAACGTTATGGTATTGAAGCCGCTAGAACATCTATTATGAAAGAACTACAAAGATCAATCGGCGGCGGCGGAGATAGTGTCAATTATCAACATTTAGAAATTTTGATTGATTCAATGGTTCATACCGGTAACATGACAGCAGTCAATCGACATGGTATTAATAAACTAGATACAGATCCATTATCTCGCGCCGCATTCGAGAAAACAGTTGAACAATTACTTACCGCCGCAGTATTTTCGGAAACAGATTATATTCGTAGTATTTCAGCAAGAATTATGGTCGGTAGATTAATTAATGCAGGAACAGGCAGTTTTGATTTATTACTTGATGATGAACAATTAAAGAAATTAAGTAAAAAGAAAGTTGTTGCCAATAATGTAAATGTTGTTAATGCTCAGAATCAAGCTCAAGGTAGTCAACTAATTAAAGATTTAATTCGTAAAAAGAAACAGACTTAATTACAATTACATAAAAAAAATTGATAATAATAATTATTATGATAAATACTATTTATTATAATAATCATTATCACAGTCATTATAACAATTAAAGATGGAACAAGATCAAGATCAAAATCAAAATCAAAATCAAAATCAAAATCAAGATGAAGAAATCGATAATGATATTGATGATATTCTAGAAGATGATGATTTTCACATGGCAGTCTTACCAATTCCAAATAACAATTCTTTGTTAAATCCAATTGTCAAATATAAAAACAATAAAGTCATACCATACTCACAAGTTAAATCTATTAAACTAATGACAGAGTATCAAGACTGGCATACATTTGAAAAAAATTGTAAATCATTTATATTTAAAATTCAAGTTAAAACATATTTATCGAATGAATATCTAAATGAGAGAAAAATTATTAGTATGATGAACATTCCTATTTATAAATTTTCTTTTTTTAATAAAGAAGATTTAAGGAGTGGATCATTAGATATTACTGATATGCCACATTTCAGAAACTTATTAGCAGATTTAACTATACAAATGATGATTGATGAACATTTTAAAATGTATAATACATTTTTATTAAAAAAATCTAATGAAAGGTTTTATGTTAGAATTAAGACAAATTATTTTGATTACAAAGGAAGACGTTATAATAGATTTGAAGATACTCAAATTAATACTGTACTAGATGAAATTTTGAGTAATAAAAAGAATCTTGTCAACTTGTATTTTGATTCAATTATGATATATAAATTAACAACCAATCAATTATTTGTTAGTATAAAATTACATAATATGTATGTTCATGAACAAATTACTAATGTTAATAATAAAAATAGAAACAAAAATAATAAACTTTATAGTTTGGATTTGATTAAGAAAGAACATATATTTAAACCCATAATGAATCGTCAAGAGAAATTGAAAACTATTACTATGTAATAGTATTACATATTATTACAATACAATGACAATAACAATAACATAATATCATTGATTAATGATATTATGCTATTAAAAATTACTCTTGAAATTGTAAATCAGGATAAGATTCTTTTAGTTTAGGAACAATATTAGCTAAGGATCCAACAACAATATAATAAGGAATAGTATTATTTTTATTTTTGGGTAAATCAAGTAATTCATTTAATTCGATTAAAACATTGGCTTTTAATTTTAATAAATATTCGTTAGTAATATTGGATTCATAACTTTCTCCTTTATTAGAAAATAAATTAAATTGTTTAACAGGATCGATAATTTGAATATTTGCGCGACAAATGTTATACAAATCTTTGGTAAATTTGACTAATAATTGGAAATTTAAACCAGTAAACCATTGTGATTCCAATTCAATTCCTTGAATCTTGAATCTATGGAATAATTCAAGAGTCATTGATTTAATTTTCTGTTCTGTAAGTTCTTTTTCTGTTTCAAAGAAATTAATCTTTTTAAAAATTTCAATCAATTTTATGGCTCGTTGTATATCATCATATTCAATAAGTTCTTGTGTTATCGGATGTGTGTATATCGCATTATTAATCATATCACATATTGTATTTATGGATAAACATCTTATTTTGTTCTTAGAATCTTTGTAAGAAAACAAAAAATATTTATTTGTTTCATTTGTAGCATGACGTTTACCATCAATTTCAGTCCAAAATGTTTGCATCGTAATCGGATCTGAATCATCTTCTGATAAAGTAATATCATCAAAAACTGGTCCAATTAATTCCTTAATATTTGGACAATTTCTAATTAATAATAAAGTTTTAATATCAGTTAATTCTTCTCGTTTTTTCTCAATGATAGTTATATCATCAATAGTAGTTTTTAATTTATGATCATTTTCATATAAATCAATTTTCACAGTTTTACTATCACTACAATTACCACAACTACAACCAACACTAACATGAATTAGATTTTTATTATCTTTATTCAATTTCGATTTCGATTCTAATTGTGATTCGGGTTTAAGTTCTGGTATGTGTGTGTTATCCTTAATGCATACTCCGGATGCATTTAATAATTTGTCATTTTTCTGTTCAGAATTAATATAACGAATTACTTTAGAAGATCTTGAATGCAAGACACAAAATTCACCATCTGATTTTCTCTTATGTGGACAACGAACATTTTGATTGTAAATAGACTTGACCGCGGCGTTACAGTATATATCAATATCCATTATTTGATAATATTTATGTTTAATCATTTAATCATTTGATCATATGATACTTTTATAAAGTTTTTTTATCAAATTTTTATTTAATTAAATAAAAAATAATTAAATAAAAAATAATTAAATAAAAAGTTGAAAAAAAAAGAGTATAAACAAATAGGATCTATATAAAAAATTAATATTATAATCATGAGTTCCGAAAAAGTTTCTAAATCTGATAATTCACAAAAGGCTAAACCCAAGCCAACTGTATTGAAAGTTGCTAATGTCAAAGCGGCAAATATTGATGTACGTGAAGCGGATTTTAAATCGGATGGAAAACAAAACATTGCATTTGTTAAATATAATCATGTTGTTAATGGAGAAGTTAAAAAAATCGAACCATTGATACAAACAAATATTTTTAAAATTACAGGTCATGGTATTCCAGATTTACATCCAGATTATTATCCCGATGATACGAAACGTTGTTTTATAAATATTCCAGATGATAGATCACAACCGGCATTAGAAGAATTATTTAAATTTTTAGAAGATTTAGATGATCATATGGTATCTGATGAAGTAACAACAAAAATATTTGGAAAAAAGAAAGCAAAATATTTATATAATCGATGTATTCGTGGACCAAAAAATAAGGATAATGATAACGATAATGATGAAGATGGAGAATCAAAACCTAAGAAAGCAAAAGAAACAAAACCATCTAAAACACCAATTTATGGTCATTGTAAAATGCATTTATTAACTAATTTTGAAACTGGTGATTTGAATGTTTTATTATTTGAGAAAGACAAAGAAAATGATAAGATTCAACCAAAAACAGTTACTGAATTATGTGAATATATTCGATTTAGAAGTGAAATCAGAATTGCATTTCAAATTACTAGAATTTGGATAAATAAATCACCAATTGTTGGAACTGATAAATTTTTATGGGGAGTAGGATTTAAAGTATTACAAATTTTATTCACACCATTGGCTAAAGGTTTTGTTCGTCCAACCGAAAATGTATTTTTAAATGATGGTGAAGATGAAGAACCAGTTTCGAATGTAAATGTTGTAACAAAAAAATCTCAAAAAGACAAACCAGTTCCAGAAGTTAATGATAGTGATAATGACGAAGATTTTGATGCAGATATTTCAGATGAACCAGTTTCAAAATCAACAAAAAGACTTGATGATTCAGATGACGATGATCCAAAAAATAAAAAGAATAGAAAACAAGATAGTGATGATGAAAATAATGATAGTGATGATGAACCGGAACCAGTTGTTAAATCTAATAAGAAAACAACAACTAAAGTGGTAAATGATTCAGATGATGAACCCGAACCAGTTGTTAAATCTAATAAAAATAACAAAAATGTCAAAGCAGTAAATGTTAATGATAGTGATAGCGATGAACCAGTACCTATTCCACCAAAATCAAATAAGAAAACAACTACTAAAGTAGTTAGTACTAATGATAGTGACGACGAACCGGTACCAATTCCAACAAAATCAAACAAGAAAACAACTACTAAAGTTGTTAATACTAATGATAGTGACGATGAACCAGTTCCAGTTTCAAGCAAGTCGAATAAGAAAGCAACTAAAGTAGCAAGTGCTAACAATAGTGATGAAGATATTGAAGAAGAAGAAATCAAACCTTTGATATCAAAATCAAAGAAAACAAGTAATAAAAATAACAAGAAAGCAACTAAATAATTTATTTTATTAAATTAAATTTTAATATTGATATATTAAAATTTAATTTAATAAAGTTAAGATCGTTTATTTGTCAAATAAGAAATGTATAATAAAAGATATAATTAAATTATTGAATGTCATCAAAATATTCGGACAGTAATATTTTAACTGCAATGAAAGTTCATGAAATAGACTTATCAAAATTAGTTTTTGGTAAAAGGAAAAGAAATGTGATACCAATTAGTTACGGACAAGAATCAAAACTATTTGTATTCCAAACACCATTTATGCGATGTATTACAGATCCAGTTAGTACTAAATACGAAGATATTCATTCAATAGAAGTAGAATTAATTGATGATAATTATAAATCAAAAGATTTCAAACTATTTATTAATCAATTAGAAGATTCATTTGTATCTCGAATTGAAAAAACACCACAAATATGGTTTGATTCAGATCAACCAATTGATAAAGTAAATTTCAGAGTTATTTTAAGAGATGATAATACATTAAAATTAATTTTGTCTCGTACAAATAAGTTTAAAACTTTGATTATCGACGAGAAAAATAAAGAATTAGATTTGAATCAATTAAAAGAAGGATCGAATGTCAAATTATTGTTAGAATTAAAATATACATGGGTTGATGAACCAAATACTGTTGGTATTAGTCTATTGTTACACAAAGTATTAGTCCGTTCTAAACCAAAAGAAATTATTAGTGAATATTCTTTCGCAAATAGTGATGATGAAAATACACCCGAAGAAGTGATTTTACAAACAGAAGAAAATTTACGTAAAAAAAAAGTGGTTTCTATAAAACAAAATCAAAGGCAAAATCAAAGTCCAATTCAAATTATAAAAAGAACACAAATAACGCCAATAGAAAAAGATGAAATTATAAAATTAAACAAGGGTAAAACATCAAGAAATAATTATAATTTACAATTACCAAATAGTAATGCTAACAGCAATACTAATGATAATACTATTGGTAATGCTAACAGCAATACTAATAGCAACGTTAATAGAAATAATAAAGTATACGCTAATGGCAATACTAACATTAATACTAATGGTAATATTAATAGAAATACTAACAGCAATATCAATACTAATATCAATGGAAATGCTAATAATAATATTAGGACTAACAGTATTAGCGATTCTAATAACGAATCAACAGACAAGGAAGAAGATAATCTTAATCAAATTCCATTAATTAATTTTAAAACAGAACAAAGAATTCCAATAAATTTGCAATCATTACAGCAACAATCTAATCAAAATAACTTTATGATGCCCCCACATAAACGCCAAATTCAAGAATCAGATTCTGATGAAGATCATTTTGATATAATTCCATCATCTGATGATGATTAAATATTATTAATAATATTAAAATTTTTAATATTATTAACAATAATTCTAATCGAAATTTAATCTAATAGATTCGATTATAGGTTTTTTAACACCTTTAAATACTGATTTAGATAATTCATGTCTTTTACGCCTTGAGTTTTGTTCACTATCTGTTGCCGTTTGAGATCCAATGTTAACGTCAATCGTATCTTCTAGTGATTTGGGAGTTTCTTCTGATATTGACTGTTTTTTATTTTTGTATTTATATTTTTGTTTAATGGCAGAAACAAATTCATTTGTAGTATTAGATATATTAATTCTTCGAATATTATCAGAACTACAAATTTCTGGATCCGGAGTACTAATACTTAGTAATTTTCCATCCGATGTAGCTAATGTCTCACGAATTTTATTTTGTTTGCTAGTTTGATTCATATCTTTCTCGATAGTTTCTAAATTGTTCAAAATGTAATTAATTATTTTATATTGTATGGCCCATTTAAAGAAATTTAATTGGCCAATTGATGTAATAAAAGTTCTGCTTTCATTATGGGTTAGAGATTTATAAGTATAATTAATTTTCTTTTTCCTACAAAACGGATCAAAATATTTTTTACTATGACCCTTTAACTGGCATTTATATGATGTAAATACATTGAAACATTCTGTGCTCCCACGAATATTGATATTATATACCGTACCATATTTTTTAGAATAATTTGTTACAAACCAATCCAAAACTCTTAAAGAGATTCGTGATTCTCCATTAATAACTGGCAACATAATATTAAGATATTTTTCATTTGAGAAAAAATTCTTTATCTTTTCTAACATGTATTTCTCTTTATGAATTAATTCTTCATTTGAACTTGTAGAAGTCATAATATATATTATTATTATTTAATAACAATTTATATGATATTAAATATAATTAATGATTAATACTAAATCAAAGGATATATCAGATGAAAAATTAAAACAAAATTATATTGAACAAAAAGAATTGTTATCATCTTTAAATAAATCTCTTGAACAAAATTGCGAACTCAAAAAGGATAAAAAGATTGTATTACCTAATGGATTTAATGAACTAGAAAATGTACCAGAATCTATAAGAACATTATTGAAATTAGAAAATAAATGTTATACACGTCAAGAAGTAATAAATTTGTTATATGAATATTTTGTTAAAAATGACATGATTGATAAAAGATCTAAGATGAAAATTAATCCAAATGATACGGTTAGGAATGTTTTTAGAATGACAAAAGAAGACAAAATTAATTTTTATAATTTACAAAAATGGTTGGGTGATTTATATGAATAATTATTTTAAGTTTACATTTGATTGTGTTATGAGTAAAATGAATAAGGTCAATAAAATATTAATAAAAATAAATATTTTTATTAATATTTTGTGTTTATTTTACCAATTTTGATTTTTCTATACACATAACGGTGAATATGGGTTTTTAGATTATAGACATTCAAAGGGTCAATAATTGTAGACTATAGCAGACCAAAATTATGGGCATTCAAATAGCCAATAAATGTAGACTAAAAATATTAATAATAATAAATATTTTCGAGTATCATTTTTAGTCTACATTTTATTCTTATTTGATTATCTGACGAATGTGGGCTTTTGGATTAGGGGATCTTCAAATGGCCCAGAAATGTAGGCAAAAAATGTTAATAAAAATAAATATTTTGAGTATCATTTTTAGTCTACATTTTATTCTTATTTGATTATCTGATGAATACGGGCTTTTGGATTAGGGGATCTTCAAATGGACAAGAATATAGACTAAAAATGTTAATAAAAATAAATATTTTGAGTATCATTTTTAGTCTACATTTTGTTCTTATTTGATTATCTGACGAATGCGAGCTTTTGAATTATGGGCATTCAAATGGTCAAGAAATGTAGACTAAAAATGTTAATAAAAATAAATATTTTGAGTATCATTTTTAGTCTACATTTTTGTTCTGATTTGATTGACTAATGAATGCGGACTTTTAGATTATGAGATCTTCAAATGGTCAAGAAATGTAGACCAAAAATGTTAATAAAAATAAATATTTTGAGTATCATTTTTAGTTAACATTTTGTACTCATTTTGATTGATCTAGTAAGAACAGATCAAAATTATGGACATTCAAATGGTCAAGAAATGCAGACTAAAAATGTTAATAAAATAAATATTTTTGAGTACCATTTTTAGTCAACATTTTTGTTCTTATTTGATTGTTCTAGTAAGAACAGATCAAAATTATGGGCATTCAAATGATCAAAAAATGTAGACTAAAAATGTTAATAAAAATAAATATTTTGAGTATCATTTTAGTCAACATTTTATTCTTATTTGATTGATATAATAAGAACAGATCAAAATTATGGGCATTCAAATGATCAAAAAATGTAGACTAAAAATGTTAATAAAAATAAATATTTTGAGTAACATTTTTAGTCAACATTTTTGTTCTTATTTGATTGACTAATGAATACGACTTTTGGATTATGGGGTCTTCAAATGGTCAAGAAATGTAGACTAAAAATGTTAATAAAAATAAATATTTTGAGTATCATTTTTAGTCAACATTTTGTTCTTATTTTATTAAATATGATATATTCACATTAAAAAATATTAACTAATAATAATTTTTAATATTACTGCTCCGATAAATTAATTTTATCATTTTGTACAATAACTTTATTGATTTATCGGAAATCCGTGATTGTTTTTGCATTGATAACATAAAATTTGTTATTTCATTTGAATCTAATAGTGGTTTTATTGTATATTCAAAAGTAATCTTATCAAAATCTTTATTATCTGGTTGTAAAAACATTTTACGTACCTCTTGATATTTTGTCAAATAACGAATAATACCTGGATCTTCTTGTGAATAAATTCGTATGAATTCTTCTAATGATCCTGCTAGTTTAAATCGATTATATAAATCTTCGGCTTTTATTCTAGGTACACATTTTTCAAAATCACAACCTAATAATATACATAGTTCTACAAATTGTGTTCGATTTAATTGCATCATTTTTAATATGTTATCTAAATCATAACAAACAACTGATCCTTTTGATATATTAATAATTTGTTCACACCCTCTTGGTAATGAATCCATATCAATTGTTAAACATCCGTCAATAATATCTTTATATTTTGAATAGAAATATGCACACAATGAATCTGCCTCACCTGGGGCAGTATAGATTGGTATGCCTAATGACTTGAATAATAATTTAATTGCCTCTACATCATCATATTTGACACTATAACTATGTCTACTTAAATTATTTAATTTTCGCATGGTAGATCTATTAATATTTGTAGATTCTTGATAATTTTCTTGTGAATCATAAGATTCACTTGAACAATTAGAACTGTCAGAATAACTAGATCCATCTGAACCAGCAGAATCCCCAGAATCCCCAGAATCGGTAGAATCATTATAATCACTCGATTCATTAGATTCAGTATCAACAATAAATATATCACTATTCGTATCATACTCTTCAATATCACTAGTAGAATCATTCCAAATGCTATTCAAATCTTCTTGAAATGTATTACGTAACATATTATCGATAATTTCTGTTAATACGTTAGTATTAGATTCTAATATTTGTACAATGAATTTTTCACAATTATTATTATCCAAAGTTATATCAAGTAATTTATTAAATTTTGATTTCATGAAAACAATAAATGCATCATTTAATGATAACTCGTTAATATTTTCTTTAACTCTATATATGATAGACTTTGTGTTGACAATATTTAATCGTGTAATTAGTGTTTTGATTAATCTAATAAATTCATTTTCTTTCCTTTGTTTACGATTTTGTCTATATTTAATTAGTGGTGTTTTTTCTACTGGACAAATAGAATTATCAAATACATATATTGGAACAACTCCACGTGATAGAAAATTATACAATTGTTGTATAAATCCATCAAACAAATTGTATCCGATACCATACTTATAAAAATATGGCATCGCATCAATTATAATCACTGGTTTTAGATTATTTACATCTGTTCGAATTGATGCAATATGAGTATTATAATTTCGTACAGTCATTGATAATTTGATATCATCAATATTTTTCTTTTTGTTATTAAATGAACGTTCTCTCAATGATGTAACATATTGATTAAAATTATCAAATGTTATAACTGGCCAAATCTCTACATTATTTGAATCGAATTGATTCTGATAACGTTTTACTAATATATCAATTAAGGACTTAAGGTGTCTTACTCCCATTCTTTATTTAAGAAAAGAATTTCTTCAAGTATGTTTATGAGTCAAATTTAAAGGGTTTATTAAAGATATACTAAATCAATTTTTATTAGATTTATTAGATCTTATCTGATTTATTAGATCTAATAAGTGTTGTTAATATATTAAACCAATTATTTGCCAATATGGTTGGCGCAACCGAACTTAATTTTTTATATATTTTATCTTGAATTCTTTTAATATTTGGATAATAATGACCATCATTGACAATAATATCATCTTCAAATTCTTTGAAATCAAAAGTATCAAAGAATAATTTTTTATCTTCTTCTCGAATATTCAATTTAATAAATATATCTTCACATGTTTTCATAAAATAATCATGTAATTCAGAATTATCTATTGTATTATTTTCTCTTTTGTCATTGGATAAAAATTCATATGCAGTCTGAATTTTACGAAAATCTTCTGTTGTATCTACAGATAGATTTTTATCTGGATGAAATAAAATAACTTTCTGTTTATACGCGGCTTTTATTTGTTCTTTTGTTGCATTTTTATCTATTCCTAGAATTTCATAATAATTCATTTATTTAATAATGAGAATAAAATTATATGTTTAAATTGTTAGAAAATACTCTTGTGATTAAATATAATGCAAAATATACAAAATCCTTTACTTTATCAATATCAGCAATATCAACAACAAAATAATGTACCCTTTGCTAATAATCAATTGTTACAAAATAATATTCATATTATGAATAATATGCCACAGTATCAACAACAACAACAGATTCTAAGGCAGCAACAACTGCAACAACAACAATTGCAGCAATCACAATTTCAACAACAGTTTCAACCACAAATGCAACAACAGTTTCAACCACAAATGCAACAACAAATGCAATCACAACAATTGCAATCACAGTTTCAACCACAGTTTCAGCAACAAATGCAACCACAAATGCAACCACAAATGCAACAACAAATGCAACCACAGTTTCATCAACAAATACGACCACAATTATTACAGCAACAGATACAGCCACAGATGCAACCACATATACAATCACAGTTTCAACCACAAATACAACCAAATTTATTACAATCACAAATGCAACCAAATTTATCACAACAACAAATGCCACTGACAGTATTAAATTCTACAAAACCAACAATCATTAATAAAGCGGAAGAAATATCTTTTAGTAATAATACAAAAAAGACAAAAAAGGGCAAAAGTATTATAGAAGAATTACTAAAACCAGTTAGCGTATCTAAAAAGAGTAATCCAGATGTTCCAGTGACATATGAAAATGAATCTACAACACGTAAAACAGAGAAACATCAAATTACAAATAAACCATATAAGACAATTATTAAAAATATTGCCCAAAAAGAAATTGTTAATAAAGAAGATTTGACCGTACATATAGTGACTAATAAAGATAAAATTGGAATGGATGTAGAATATGATAAATTCAAAGAAAAAGTTAAAGAAGTAGATGTTGAAATTAAACTAGAATATGCACCTGATAAATATGACAAACATAAAAAAGATTTTGAATATAAAAAATCTTATGTCGATAGGCTTAAAATGGATGCTCCTACGCATGAAGATTTAAAATCTGATCAGATTGAATTCTATAAACATCATCAAAAGGAAATGGAAACTGGTAAAGAACAATGTGACAAGATCCTATATTCTTTAATAGATTCCGGTTTGTTGAAAAAAGAAGAAATTCCAGAGAATGAAATGTTAGGCATTGATTTAGATCAAGAACAAGATCAATCAGCATCTCCAGTAGAAACTAATCCGGTTTCAGTACCAAGTTCCAATCAAACTAATACAAAAAATAATCCAGTATCAAATTCCAATCAAATTAATACGAAAAATAATCCAGTACCAAATTCTAATCAAATCAACACGAAAAATAATCCAGTATCAAATTCAAATCAAACTAATATAAAAAATAATCCAGTACCAAATTCTAATCAAACTAATACAAAAACAAGAGTACATCCATATCACAATAATATGTTAAAAACGCAAAATAATAAAACAGAACAAAATAAACAAATTAAACGCGAAAATATTATAGAAATATAACAGTGATTTTTTTTAATATATAATTTGAGATTATCATTGAATGACTAATAAATTATATCTTTGTTAGTAATATAATCACAAGTTATGAGTAATATTCGCAAAGTAGCCCAGAATCGTTTGCGTCAAGTCCCAGTGACAAATGGGAATTTTCACGAACGTGGAACAAATTCTATGTTTAATAACAACATTAGAGATATTGAATCTGAAAGTTATGGATCTTCCAATAGAATGAATCAATCTAATTCTAATCAAAATAATTCAAATACTAATTCAAATAGGTCCCGCAATGCATTAGGAGTTAATGCAACTAATATTACTGGTCTTGGTTCAAATAAATCTAATCGTAATTTAAATCAAAACAATCTAAATTCGCAAAATTCTCGTAAATCAGCGCCTATTGGTTCACCATCATATCGTAAAAATAATGGGAAAAATAATGGTATCAATAATATAAATGCTAGTATTAATGCTAGTATTAATGCCAATCGTAATCCACCTGCAAATGCCGCGGTATATCTAAGGCCGCCTATATCTCGTGGGGGATTAGGATTTGTAGATCGAGTTATTGATAACGATTTTAATTTTAATTTAAATTATGGTTTTGATGGCAATAATAATGGCAGCAGTGGTCTAGATAGAATTCAAAGACAAAATCGTAGTGTCGGGGCATCTGATCGTAGATTCGGACGCCCTGGTCAATGTGGTAATGTTCCGATTATTTTTGATGGATACGGTGTTTTGTCTTTTGGTTGTTTTTTCGTACTAATCCCACCGAATTCCGATTATGCTACTTATAGATACGATCCATCAAGTGGAATTTATTCACCTGTTAATTCATCAAATTATGATTCATTTATTGATTCAGATTCTGATATTCAAACATTCCAATTTATTGATCCATTTATTAATGATTTCTATGAAGGTCCTGCATTAATTCCAACTAATCCATCTTTAGGTTTTAGTACATCGGTTCCTGATGTCGCGTATGATAATGATGGAAATGTTTACGTTTATAGTTATACTAATGTTCAAAATAATTTTGGTGGATCATTTGTTGTTTATGGTTTTATTTCACCTGAATTAATTTATGCAGAAGGCCGACCATTAAGACCTAATAGACCCTTACGTCCGCGTCCGGGACAAGATTTCGAAAGGGAACGATGCGCAATTAATGGTTGTTGTCCATGTGATTTATTTGCTCCACCTGTTGTTTTTGATGGATATAGATATTATTCTCCAAGTGAAGGATTTCCATATTATTTATTATTCCCAATTGCCACGGCCGGCATCGTAACTCGACCTATTGCATTAGCCCCGGGTGCTATGGCAATTCCAACACCGACTGCCCCGATTTTATATATCTTTAATTACAGTGGCGAAATTGGTGTTTATCAACCTGTTATTGATTTAGGTGAAGGTTATTATCAAATTCTAGAACCAACACAAAACGAACCAATATTTTACTATTTCGCATCATTACCCGGTTATGGAATTCCCGCATTAGTACCAGACGATCCATTATACGAATACAATTATTTCATTTTGCCAATTGCAGATTATTATTATGACTATATTGAAGGATTTGGTTATGGTTATCTATTGATCCAAGCCGGTGTAAATTCTGATCCATTCATAGATCTGGATAAATTATTAGTATTTGATTTTGTTCCAAACACTTATTATTATATGTATCAAGATACAATGACACCCGGACTTTCGTTTAATTATAGTTATTATTACTATGCATATGATGTTTATGGTCCGTCATTCTATTCATGTGATCCTTACAAATATCCATTTAGATTACGTGTTCCAGATTTCTTGAATGATTTAGAACAATTATCATTTGTTCGTGACAAAACTATTCCATTGATTCCTGGTGTGGGTTATTTATTACCACAAATTGAATTCGATTTAATGGTATCATTTAGCGCCAAACTCAAAATTAATGCAATCACTTTGAATAATTTATATTATACTAATAATAATGGTAGTGGCGGTATACCTGCCGTCGCTCAATTAGTTTATTTACAAGTTGATCCATTTGGTATCGTATTATCAACAAATCCTTTATTAACAGTTGCTTTCACTCAAGGTGATCTTAGAACAATTGCCGGTACTGAAATGCCAGAATTAATCGAAAATTATTATTATGAAACAGAAGATTTGAATATCTTACCTACCGCAAATTTACAACGTGTTGTTTGTCCACGTGGTAGGGGAATTCTTACTGTCAGATGTGATACCCGCTTTTCTTTCACACGCGCTTATATCAAAGTAATTGATATTGTTGGAAATAATTCTAATGGTGTTCCTAGTTTTTCATAAATTAAATCTATTTTAATTTACATGATATGTGTAAACTAAAAATGATACTAAAATTTTTATTGACTATATCACAGATGAAAAATATTTTGATTTTTCTACGGACAAGTTAGAGTGGTCCTTGTTTGAATAGTTATTGATATTATTGAAATAAATAATCGTTTGAAATAACAAATTATAATCCATTATGAAAATATGAGATAATGGATATAGATATACAAAACAAATCAAAATTATTAAATGATATTGACAGTGTAAGATCAAAATTAATTATAATTTATACATTTGATAATTTCGATGACACAGATGAATTCTCATTAAATTTAGAAATGTTAAAATTATCTATTGCAACAATTAGACGTGAATTAGGTATTGTTACTATAAATGTATACACATCGCAATTGAATATCATGAATAAATTATTATTTGAATTACCTGTTAATATTAAATCCATCAAACGAGAAGATTATATATCTGATGATATTGATTTAACTATGCCAGAAAAGTTCAAAAAATTTAGTACATTCACCGCACATGTCAGAATTTTTATCATTGATGAACTATTAAAACAAGGCCATAGTGTTTTATACATGGATAATGATACTGGATGTATTTATAATCATGGACAAAATATTTTAAACACATTTACATATCAATTAACACCAATGGCCTATTGTTATGAAGCACAAACATTACAAACTTGGTTAAAAGACACTAATTGTCATGAATCAGATAATCTTAAACGTATTGATTTGGCCGATGAGTTTATTAGAGAACACTTATTGGATCCAGAACAAAAAGTAATAAACTGTGGCGTTATGTATTTTCCACATAATGATTTATCTAAAAAAATAATTACAGATATTATTCAATATTATCATTTATTAATTTCTAAATTTAAATTTAATTTTGGTCATGATCAAGCGGCAATAACTATTTCTTTTAAAAAGAATTTATCAACAATTGCAATGACAATGGTTGATGATATGAATTTATGTGGATTTGTTCATTATTATCGGGAGAAATATATGTACAGTGACAAATGCGCCTATGTATTATTAAAAGAGAGACATCAGTTAGGTATTGAATGGTCTAGTATATGGAATACTAAATCAACAGAAATATTAGATACATATCGTCATAGTTTATTTAACATTTATAATATTGAAAATGATAATGTCATAAAATATAATGACAATTATATATTTTATCCACATTTGGATTTATACAGTAAATCTTTTAAATTTATTGATGATCTAGATTTAGATCAAAATTTAAATATTAATTTTAATGTTAACGGATTCAATTCAAATTGTTTTAGTAGAGAAGAAATTTGTTATGAATATATGTTTAAAAGATTCGAATCTGGTACAAATGGTCTTTATTTGAGAAAACCATTATGTCAAGATATTTTTATACCAAAAAAGATACATCAAATTTGTCTTGAACCTTATTCAAAATCACCGGGAATTATGAAAGAATATTCTGAATTATGGAAATTAATGAATCCTAATTGGCAATATATTATATGGACCGATTCAGATGTTACAGATGATCTGCTCGGTAGGTATAAGGATATATATTATTTTTTCAAAGAAGTTCGTATTAAAGCCAAAATTTTGACTTATATAATTTTATACAAACACGGTGGCATATATATTGATTTAGATTGCAGACCATTAAAACCACTAAATGATGAATTGTTAAAACATGAAAATGGTTTTGCAGTTTTTGCTAATGAATATTATTTCGGGGCAAGAATTGCTCATAATGTTTTAGGATTTACTCAAGAAAATTTCATTTTATTAGGTCTACTTGAAAAGATTCGTGAAACTGAACAATATAGTTTAACTGTACTTAATGATTATTTAAATATGCATCAAGAAATTTTTGTTTATCCTAGTTATTATTTTTATCCTCAACATTATTATGGTTACAAATGTAATTCAAAATTAATTAAATTTACCTATGGTATACATATGTGGATTGGTCAACAAAATAAATTCAAGTTAGAAGATGATACATATATCACACGAATTAATCAAATTGAACTTGAATTAGAGTCATACCAAAATGAAATATCTGATCAAGAATTTGATAACAAAATGAATGAATTAATAGATCAAGTAGACAAAAGCAATTTAGATGTAGAAAAGAAAATATATTATTATTTGACAATGTATGAACATGATTGTACTAGATACAATATGTTATATAAAGTTGGCAAATTGTATCGTGAAGATGAAAATTATAATTTAGCATACATTTATTTACATACTGGTGTTGATTATCTGATCAAAAATAAAGATTTACCCTTGGTTCATGACAAAATACGAATTCCATCCAGAATTAAAGATTTTGATATGTTTGATGAATTAGCCATTGTTTGTTATTCTAAAGGAAAAGAATATTTTCAAGAAGGCGTTAATTGTATTCATGAAATCTTAAAAAGATCCAGTGTGTCTGTTAATAAAGTTTTATTAGATACTCATATTAATAGACTAAAACATAATTTGAAATTAATGTTGAATTAATGTTGAATTAATGTCTATCATAATAATATATAATTATTTGCATTAAAACTTACTATGTCGAAATATATACAAGCATGTGATGTTGTTAGTAGGAGTTGTTTATTATTCGATAAAGTTAATTTAGAATTAATAGATTTAGTTAATCATCATTATTATGATTTACAAATGTATGCAAATTTCGTATTTGATATTGATAATGATCCCGAACCATTATCTTCGACAAATAATTTTATTGTTAAAATTGCAAATGTTAAAAATGAATATGAATCAAAAGAAAGTCTACCATTATTTTTAAACGATAATATGGATAGACTTTCACAATTAATTAATATTATTTCATCTAAATTAACCAATGATGTAATTTCACATCAAAAATATTTAGAAAATGTTGTTTCTATGAGTATTTTCGGTTCGGGTGCGGCATCCCCGACAATTTTAATGAATATTGTTAAAGCTATCAATTCTACCACATATGAACATGAACAATTATACGAACCATTAATAGTTAAATTCATACCATTACAATTTGTACATCATTATGATTATTTACCAGAAGATTTTAAAAACAAAACAGATATCTATAAATATATCGAAGCGCCGTCAATGGCATTATATTATAAAGAAGCATGGATGTATTGTTTTACAAAAAATCATATCAAGAAATATACTCCGGGATTTACATGTATTGGTGAATGTAATATTATTGATGGTTTGCCAGTATTAGGATCACAACCATTAAATGATATTAAAATTTTAAACGATAATTTTAAAATAGATAGACAATCTCGGGGTAAAAAAGTTCCATATAAAAAATGGTTTGAAATTTTAACTAATGATAAATATAGTTTACAATTAAGAACAGCCATTCTTAATATGAAATATGGATCTTTTGAAATGATGAAAATTGATGGTACACTAGATGATTTAATTGATGAAAATAAATTAGATTTGTCATTAATATTTGAATATTTGTATTCTAAAGTTGTATCTGCATTTATAGGAAGAGTTATTTTTACAGATGATCATTTTGGTAATGTTGCTTATCGTACAGTTAGGCATGCTAGACATTATCATATTAAATCTAAAAACATACAATATGATTTTTATATGTCAGATCCTAATATGATTCAATTCATTGATCTTGAAAGGTATGTCTTTAATTATGGACCATTTGATATTTATACTAATAGTGCATTGAAAAAAGTATCTGATAAAGATTTTAATCCAAATAAATTCAAATTAAATGATGCATTTGAATCAATTGAAAATACTTATAAGAGTAATAATTACATTTTTGACAAAGGTATATCAACTTTAAGAAACAAAAAGGAAGTTACATCAGATAATTTTATAGTGTCTGATGAGTATTATCCAATGTTAGATATAATTAATGATAGTACATTTGGATATATTGACACTTTTTGTGTCATTATGAATAAATCTTTGCCCAATTCTTATAAAACCCCTCCTAAAAATGTTCGTATTGAACATTATAGTATTGATTTAGATGATAATAGTTTAAGAGTTATTACTCAAGGAATTGTTTTTAAAGATGCATCCATAATTTAAAAATAATAATATTTAAACTTTTTTAAATAGTATTATTTCAATTAAGTTATTATTTATTGTTGCGCGCATTGAATATTTTGACCATTACCATGACCGTGGCCATGATTACCAAATCCATCCATATTTGGATTATCTTCATCATATTGATCTTGATTGTCATCTAAAGCATTTGCAATGTCAAAAACAATTCCTTCAGATTCTGGTCTAATATATTGAGTATGACCCAGTGTTTTTAATAAATTATTTCTAGTCATTTCAACGTTTTTATAATATTTAACACTATCTGGGAATTCTATATCAAAGGTAATAATCAAATCTCCACGTTTTGATGTTTTTGATCCAGATTGTGATTGTTCTGACATCATTCCATATTTAGGTATAACTTTTGTTGTGTTTGGATTAATAATATAATTCTCTGCATAAAAAGTTAAATTAGTACCATCTAAATATTTTACTGTTCTTCTAAAACCACAAATAGCCTCACCTAATTTGATTTTCAATTGTAATTCTAGATTCAATTTATCAATTTCATATAATTCATGTTTTTTGATATCAATCATAATAATCAAATCAGAATAATTATTAATTTCTGGAATGTAATTGCCCATGGATTTTTGTATGGATATTTTTTGTCTGGATAATCCCGGCAAAATTTCGATTTTAATTGTTTCTTTCTTCATTATGATACCACTACAATTACCATTTGATTTACAATTGTTACATATGGAATTATTTTGTGAATCATCTTTACCAGTCGCTCTACATGTTGGACATGGTACTAACATTTGTTGAATCATTGGACCACGTTGAATTACTTGTTGTATATGTTTAGATCCATTGCATTTAGTACATTTATGATTGCATTTATCTACAAAACCAGTTCCATCACATTTTTCACATTTAATATATCTATCATAAGTAATTTCTGGATTACAACCATTGAATATTTCTTCCAATGTCGCAGAATAATTAATTGTGAGTGGTTGTACTTGGGGTTGAGCGTTGCCATTATTACCAAAATCAAATCTCATACCTGGCATACTTGGCATACCTCCCATATGTCCCATAGATTCAAACATTTGTTTGAAAATATTAATATCTGGCATATCACCAAAATTACCTTTGAGACCATCTTTACCATAATTATCATAAGAATTCCTTTTTTCTGGATCACTTAATACTTGATATGCACTCGAAATCTTCTTAAACATTTCTTCTGCATCTGGATTATCCGGATTTTTATCCGGATGATATTTCATTGCAAGTTTACGATATGCTTTATTAATCTCATCTGATGTAGCAGATTTTTGTACACCTAGAATATCATAATATTCGTTATCGACTACCATAATTTAATTTATAATTAATATTATTAAAGTGTCTTTAAATAATATTAATTACAATAACTGTAAATTTTTAAATTATCGTTCAAGATCTTATATTGACTATAATTTAAATTTGCATTTTCAATCACATGATCATACAATTCAAACTTTACAATAAGATCATCAAGAAATAATTCCGATTTATTTATCAAAAAATTCTTTAATTCAACCGATCTAGTATCAAAATACATATTTACTTTTGTTTGAGTATTTTGTTTCAATCCAAATGTTTTCAAATGTAATTTAATTTTCTTATTCACTAATCTAAATATGTATTCTGGTCGGATTAAATGATATTCATCTAAATTAGCAATGACATAAATATGTTTATCTTGATCAACGGCTTGAAACTTATTATCTACATTAAATTTTGCAATTGGTTTTATATAATCTGGATATAAATCGATAGATATATTCAAATCTGGTATCTGTATCTTACAATGAATATAACCTGTATCCATGAATTTTTTAATTTCTACTCGATCAATAGATCCTAACCAATTTTCAATATATTTGATTGCAGAAAGTGAAATATTGTTATCCAGTAAATATTTTTTCAACATTGAATAATTAGGTATTAATTCGAATCTAATATTAGTTTCAAAATTATGATCATAAATTATATGCATTATGTTACATTCATTTTGAATATATTCGTGAATTTTCTCGAGAATTTGCATATCAACAATTGTATTGCAACCAATACGTATATTATAAATTGGTTTTGTTAGTGGCATTTTATGAGTATATCTAATTATTCTTATCAATTTAATAACAGATTTCATTAAATTAGTAGCATGTGTATTAATATTGATATTAATATTAATATCATATGTTGATGTGATTTTATTTAATTTTAGATTAAATTTATTTATTATAAATTCTATGATATATGGACAAAATGGCATTAACATTGTATTAAATTTATTGATTACATGATTTAATGTTGTTAATGCTTGAACCCAATCATCTAAATCAATTGAATTTCCCTTAAAGCGTTGACGATTTAGTCTAATATACCAATTGGTCAAATTATAAATGTATTTAGATATCAATTTCGATACAGATGCATTTAAATCATAATTCATAATCAAACGAATTTGTTCAGACAATAAATTCGTTTGATTAATTATCCATATATCCATAAAGTTTGACACATATTGTATATTATCATTAATTTTAAACAATGGTTTGTATTTGTTAAATAATAAAATATGTTCTTGTAAAAAAATGACTGCATTATAATATTTACAAAAGAAACCATGATCAATTGTATTTGCAGATAAACTGATTAAATCTTCACTCTCATAATTATTCCCTACAATAAAAACATTTTTGCATATTTGTACATCATGTAATCCAATACACATTGTATTATACATATAAAGACATTCGTGTATTTGATTAGATTCAATTATTAAATCTAAATTCAAGTCAAATGAAAAATCATTTTGTATATTTAAATATTTATTACAACATAATTCGAAATCATGATTAAAATAACTTTGAGAATCTGAATTACTGTCATTGACACAAATTATTTTTTTGTCTGATACATTATGTTTAGAATAAAATGAATCATGACTTATACATATCGAATCATTATTTTTAATCCAAGATATAAATACTTTTTTCATAGATGATTGTTTCCAGTGAATCTTGTTATTCAAATTCAAAATTCTATTACGAATTTTGCTAATGTTAAGAAACCATGATTTTTTAATTCGTTGTTTTATAGTCGAATCAAAAATAATATAGTTCGATTTATTTTCTGGAATATTTAAATCAGATATATCCTTAATCCCATTTTCTTGACAAATTTTTCTATCATAATTATCATATTCTGGATATTCTGGAGACAATTGTATAATCTCAGTATCGTATGTCATATTTGTATCAAGGATAACATAATTATTACTATTTGTATTAGTTGGTGATTCATAATATAATTTATTTAATTGATCTCCTGTAAAAATTTTACATAATTTATATTTAGATTTGTTATCAACATCAACATTAACATCAATTAGCAATGAATCAAATTTATGTACTGACATTATCAAATAACAATTTCTAATTGTATCATATACACAAGAATAGTATATATTTGGATTGACACATAAGGCTTGATTGTATTGTAAACATCTGTAATTGTTTACGCTTACTAATAAATGTATATCAATATATTCTAATGCACCTAATTTAAAAAATCTAAATTTAGATTTATCTGCTACTTTGAATAATACACTTAGTTTTTGATATGGTACTTGAATTGATTGATGATAAATCAAATCTTTTAAATAAAGTTGCGAAAAAATTTCATATAATCTTTCTGAATTATTTTCATTTTCACTAAAACTAACAAGATAATTATTCATAATGTAATAAATATAATAAATGTTTTTAATTGTTGTTACTTTATCTGAATTAACATTTGAACTTGTGTTAGATTTTGTATTATAAATAATTTTACGATCATAATTACCGTCTTTTACTTGCAAATTTACTTGCAAATATTGAGAAATTTTATTATTAATTTCTTCTGTCAAAATCATCATTGATACAAATTAATTTAGGATAATAGATATTAACTTGTAATCACAATCTGAAAATCAATTTTTTACATTATTGTTGGAAAAAATTGATTTATTTTATCATTGTATTTATTGTTACTATTATGAAGAGTAATAGAGTGTCAATACTATTGTTCTTATTACAAAATAAAAATGGTGATGGGACAATTTTATCGTTCGTCTAGTAAGGTGTATGTATTTGCCAGAAACATTTCTACAAACAAAAGTTTCAAGAAACTAATTGATGATCATATTACTAGTTCACGAAAATTGATTGATAATTTTGAAAATAAAATAAACAAATCTAAATCTGATAAATCGTCAGAAATAGATTTTATCACAGACAGTATAAATAAGACAAAAAGTTTGATTCCAGAAAATATTTCCGCAATGAATATTATTACAGATAATGTAAATAAAACAAAAAATTTGATTGCGGATAAATTTAATTCAAGTGTAGATAAAACAATAGACTTGACATCGATTCCAGATAAGGTTAAACCACTCGATGTTGATAGCAATTTAGATAAAACAAAAGATTCAATTTTAGACAAAGTTAAATCAATCAATGTTGATAGTAATGCAGATTCAATTTTAGACAAAGTTAAATCAATTAATGTTGATAGTAATGCAGATTCAATTCAAGATAAAACAAAAGATTCAATCCCAGATGAATACACTTTGGCTAAATCAAAAGAATTAGCGACTAAAAATATTATTACTGATATTGATGATTTAATTAATGATATATTGACATTATTTAATTCAAAAAGAACAGAATCAAAATCTCGAGAAGAACTTATTAAACAAGCTAAATTTTATGATGAATCATATATAATGCTACAAGAAAGATCGTTTAAAAATTTAGCCACCATATTTATTAGTGGAGTTGCTATGACACCATTGTATTTTATCGAACCAATTACGGCATCTTGTGTTACTGCTATTTGTGGATCATCATATTATTTAGGTAAGAAAATTATTGATAAAAACAATCTCACTGGTAATAACAATACAAATATTGCTCTTGGTGTAATGTCATCATCTTTCCTTATGATTCCATTTTTATCAAATCCAATATTATTACCAATTGTAGTTGGTGCAAATGTAGTCCTTAATGCCGCCATGGCTTTTGCGTTATCAAGTCCAATGGATTCAAAAGGTGCATTATCACCAAATCAAGAATCAAAATTGTCTATAATGCCTACATTTTGTGGAGTTGTATCTGCCGGATCAGTTGGATTGATTAATGTATGTGCAATAGTGATTCAATCTTTTATTGCTTGTAGTACTGATCAAATGGAAGGCGGATATTTATTTGCAATCATTCCAACATATGAATTTATGGGATTTATAGCATTGCATTCTGTTTATAATATATTTTTAATGCGTCGCATCCAGAAAGTTGCATCAAAATGAAATGGTTATTAAAATATTAAAAATATTATTAACGTTAATAATATTTTTAATAACAAAAAATTGAAATAAATTATATATGAAATATTGATTTAATTTAATAATATTATTCAATTAGAACAACGATAATGTTTCATAGATCAAGATTATCTTCAATATTTAATGTTAAACATCAAAACATTATTCTTAATCAGAATGACTATCGATTTCTGTCATATGATAGAATAACAGAATTTAAAAACAAAATTAATGAAAAAGAATCTCAGATTAATGACAAGATAACAAATGTAAAAACTAAACTTTATGAATTAAAATCAAAGTTTACAGATAATTATTTGTTCGATCAAATTGTATCTAGACAACACAAATTACAATGGTTTTGTAATGTAATTAATAAAAATTATAAGCAAAATTTTGATAATATTTGTCAAGCTTATCAACAACATAATATTATTCTAAAAAACTGTGTCGATAATAGATTATTTCAATTAAATTATTTACAAAATAATATTTACCAGACATATCAAGAACATAATACTAATCTAAAAACACAAATTGATAATATGAAAAATTTATTTTTTGATCATACACCTACCATAGTAGAACCTTCAAGTGAATCCAGTCAATTGATAGCTCCGAATTGTCCTTTCAATCCGGATCGAGATCGAGAACCTTTAACTCTTGGTTGTAGAGTAAAAGATGAAATAGATACAGAAAAATTAGATGGTGAACCTCTAATATTTTATAACAGAGTAACAAAAGATGAAGATTTAGATAATACAAATTCTGAAATAGTAGAACCGGTTGTGACAACTATAGATAATACAACAGAAGATGATGAACCTACAAATAAATATGGATTAATGAAAGTATTAGCCTATGGTACACCGGATATGCCTCCACCATCATGGTATACATCAGATGATAATACTGAATCTGAACCTATAATAGAACAAAATGAAACACAAATTAATATCTCAAATAAAGAACCAATTTTAATAATTAATAATATTGAACGAATGAAACAAACATTATTTGATAATTTACAAAATGGATTAATGTTTACAATTAATATGGAAACAACTATTTTTAGTGTAGCATTATTAGGTACGTATTTGCATATTATTGATCCAATAATACCATATATATGTTTGTCATTTGGTACTGTACATACACTATATGAATTTCAAGAAGAACATTTTGATAAAAAAAAATATTTTTCGTATGTAGGATTAATTTATATGCCTTTGATAGCGCCAATTATTGTTGGTAATCCAATTATGATTATATATTATTCAATGTCAACATTTTTATCTACATATGTTTCTTTTGCTTATCAAAAGTTACTATCAAATCATATTGAAGATAATCAATGTGAAATTGATAAAATTACAAAAGCATGTGTTAGTGCTATTTGTGGTGGAATTGTTACTGCGACAATTGCATTAGTTGTATCAGATGTTATTAATATAACATCAAATGCTAATTTTTTAATGTACATTGGATCAATTTGTTTAATAAATGCATGTGCGATATATGGTTCTATTTAATTAATAAAAAAATAACATTCAATTATAGATTCAATGTTATTTTTACTTACTTGGTTATTTCATTTTGCATGTTTTTCAGTTGCATTAGAATTCAAAATATTACCATTAATAAGATATTTGTTTTATTTTGTTATTAACATAAATTATGTATTTTTGATTTTGTTATTATTACTTTATTATACAAATGTTTATGAAATTATTTTGTTAGGATTGATAATTGGTATTTATGTTTATAATATTATAAATTCTTCTGATGATTTAAATGAAAATATCAACATGAAAAATCTTATTCAGAAAACACAAAATTATCAATTAATACAATCTGCATTAAAATCTGATATTAAAACAACAATCATTCATAGTGAAAAATTAAATTATAACAAACAATATATATTTAGTTTGCATCCGCATGCCAATTGGGCATTTGGTTCAACCATTATGGCATCAAGTGGTCTTTTAAATTTTCATATATTTCAAGTAGTGGATAAGATGGTATTTAATATACCATTAATACGTGAAATTGCCAAATATTTTTATATTGTGCCATGTGATAAGGTATTCATTCAAAATATCTTAAATAATAAATATTCTATCATTATTACTCCGGGTAGTACAGAAGAAATGATTAGAACAGAATCTCACAAAGAAACTGTTTATATATCTAATCGAACTGGTATTTTTCATTTGGCCATCAAAAATAAAATAGAAATTGTACCTATATTATGTTATGGTGAATCTGATTCTCAATATAATTTAAATAGTACAAATTCACTAAATATTAAAAAAAGACTCAAGAAAATTTTCGGAATGTATTTACAATCTGCATTCGGATTTAAATCTGTTAAATTAGAATTTGTTATTGGCAATCCAATCTATGATGTTGATGTTAATCAATTCAAAAATATGTATATTAATGAATTAAAACGTATGCGTAAAGAACATCCGCCATCTGATGTTACTCGTGATTTTATTTTAATTTGATTAATTCAATTAAAATAAAATAAAATAAAATAAAAATTTGATATTCATATTTACTAATTGATCTAATTATAGATATCTAAATTTATAACAATGAAAATGAACTTTCAAAGTTGGACTTTTGGATATGTGGATTATGACAAAAGTAAAAATGAGACTTTCATTCCATTAGTCAGTGTATCTAATTTGTCAGAACTGAAATCATTTATTACAGATTTCATGCCAAAATGTGTTAATGGTTTCGATCATAATACAGATGTGATTCGATTGAAAGAAATCCGTTCAAAAATTGAACATATAAATAAATCATCAAAACCATTAGAAAAAACCATCCCACCTCTTGTCGAAGAATATAATAATATGGCAATCAAATGGGTATTTACAAAAGGTGATTTCCATCATGCTATTTATCCAAAGACTCGTAATGAAAAGGGATCTGTATGTAATATCGTCGGAATTAACTCTTTTCAAGATGTTATTCCAACTAGCATTAACCATAGCATAACAAATACAACAAATAACAAAAGATATTTACTCCACGATATTATTTTAGGATGCGTAGGGAATTCGTTATTAGATGATGCAGAATTATCAGATTCTATTATCGCAATAGATTTTCAAAAAACAATTTGTAGAACAAATGTATTAAAAACTATTCTTTATGAAGGATGGATGATTCGTTTATTCACAAATAGATCTAGTGATGTGATTGAATCATTACAATCTAATGGCATTATTAGAAATCCACGTCGTAAATCAAAATCAAATAATGGTTATAATGTAACAAGTATTTATTCTAAATAATTAATTATATCAAATATTAATATATTTGATATAATGGATTTAGGAATTTCCAGAGAAGACTTATTTGGAAATTTACAAGATTTTCTTGAACAAAAACATCTGAATGAATTCATTCTTATGCGACCTAAAGTTTGTCCCTCAACAATAAATTTTTTGTTAAATAAATTAGAAAAATATAATCAACTTGATGCAATGATAACTTTTTGCAAGGATAATAGTTATTATTATAGTAATAACAATAGCAATAATATAATTAATACTAATAAACATGATATTAAATTTTTTATGCATAAAACAAGATATCCAGAATTATTACTATATGTCTCTGCAATCCTTCCACCAAGTAAATCAAAATATTTAGGTTTACCATCTACAGCCGGTATTAATAAATATGGATATATTCAAGCAGTGTTTAACAATCATGAATCAATTCCATATATTGTTAATACACAATCATCATATAAATATTATGAATTAGATGGTGAAAATTTAAATGATTATTTTATTTTTTCTAAAGATATTATCGATTATTATGATGACTGGATTGTAAATTATGGTTGGCATTTTGGAAAAACAACTAAAGATACTCATAATAAAAATAATTTTAACACTTGGTTGCAAGATTATGTAAATGTAGATCCATTAGATGATGATAAACGTATATCTAAAAAAATGTCAGATAATTATCCAATAATGAATGAATTTTTATTTGTGAATCCAGTATCTTTAAAATTCTGTAAATATATTATCATTTCTGACGATAAATTAAGCAATAATAGAACTCTAAAATTCTTAAAAAGATTATGTCCAAATACTTTTATCAATGGTAAAGATTTTTTAATCAAATCAAAATCAAATCAATTAAATTTTTATGGAATAAATACTGAATTGCTTAGATTAGATTTAGATAAAATATATTTATTTTTAGAACAGTCTGGTGATCTTGATTTAGATAATTATAATATTGACATTTTATTCAGAACAGATATTATTCATAATGATTTTAAATTTATTTACATCAGACCAGATAAATTTTCAATAATAAAACTTGTATTAGAAGATGTATTTGATCAAGATCAAAACAATGAATCAAAAATTAATAATGTAATAGATTTGTTTATCAATAAAACCCACATGCAATATTATCAATACATTTTTGATACTCATATATACAATCCAAGATTGTTAATTAAAACCGGTAAAATAGATTTTCCATCTGTCTTAATTATAAATTCAGAAACTCTAGAATATAATTATATCATTCCTAGAGATTCTGATGATAAAATTAAATTAATTTTATCTCAATATACATAATAGCCGGTAGGTCCTGACAAACCAGATGTATTTATTGATTCATATAAACCAGATGGTCCCGATATATTTATTGTTTCATATGAATAATAACCAGAAGGTCCAGTTTGTGTTTGATATACAATTGGTATAGGTTGTGCTATTGTTTGTACTATTGGTTGTTGATATACTGGTGGTGCTATTGGTGCAACTATTGGTTGTGATATTGATTGTTGATATATTGGCGATGCCAATGGTGCAGCTACAGATTGGGCTACTGGTGCAACTATTGGTTGTTGATATACTGACGGTACCATTGGTGCGGCTAAAGATTGGGCTACTGGTGCAACTATTGGTTGTTGATATACTGGTTGTACCATTGGTGCGGCTACTGGTTGGGCCACTGGTGTCATTAGTTGTTGATATACTGGTTGTTGAACAATTGGTTGATATTCTGGTTTAGATGCAATTGATTGTGGTTGTAATTGTTGTTGTAATTGTTGTTGTAATATTTGTTGTTGTACAATAGGATTATCTGGTTGTCTAATTAATTTATTATTTCTAAAATTTTCCATAAGCAAAACAAACATTAAGAATATTGGTAATACTTGATAAAATAAATCGACACTAAAATCAATATTAGGTACAATATAATGATTGATAATTGTTATCATAAACTCTTGTGGTTTACTGTAAAAGTTTTCTAATATTAATATTTTATTATCAGTACCACAAGTTTTTTTCTGAATATCAGAAACAATATCAACTAAATCATTAGGATTAATTTTGTATAAAATAGTTATTAAATCTGTAATACAAGTTTTAATAAATAATTTTAATTCAATCGGATCAGTAATTAATTGTTGAAGATTATCTGGAATGACCGCAACTAAATTGTACATATATTCATATTTAACATTAACAACATGATCTAAAACATTTTTACAAATCATATCATTAAGACCAGTGGAATTTGGATATAAACATCCAAACCAATCGGCTAATAAGGTAGTCATTCTGTCTAATATATTTGTAATGCTAGGAGAATTATGATAAAAATCCAATGAGTTAATATTTTGTTTCGATAACACAGCCGTAAAATCTTGTTCAAATTGTGAAAATCCTCTATCTAAATTAAGATTTGAAATCAATGGGAAATTAAGATTTTTATTAAATAAAATCAAATGTTCAAATAATTGACGATTCTGAACAAGGATTGTTAACAATTCTTGTGTATTAGATGCAAAATTACAACTACTTTGTACAGCAAATAAAGCATTGACTATAACATCATTAGTTGCGCCATATTTAGTAACATTTGTTACTAAAGAATTGATATTAGGATTTGCCATATTTTTTTTGATCGCGTGATAAAAACTTTTTTTAACATCAATAGAAAAAATACCGTCTAATATATCAGATGTTTTATTTACAAATTTTAAATTTGATACAAATCCCGCTTGTTGCATTTAATTATACAGTATTATTAGATAAGATTTTACAATAATTTTTAATTATCGTAAAATTTTAAGTATAAAGATTGATGATCGGATAGGTTTTGACATTCGCATTAGTGTTGGTTTTTTTGTTGATCGTATGAACAACACTATTTTCAAGTGCGGTTTTGACAATTTGAACTTTCGTTGTAACCAAACGAATATGCCATCCGATGTACATTTTGGATTGATATTCAATGGTTGAACGTTGGAAGACAATCGCGTCAACACTCCCGAATGGATTGGTGTTTGCATTGGCATTAGCATTCTGACTAACAGATTGTTTGATCAAATCCATCAACAAACAATGTGGATCAACATGCAAAGACGATTCAATGACACTATTGTTTTCGTCTTCACAAACATTCATACCAATGACATTAATCTGTTTCATGCGACCATTGACAAGTGCTTTGGTAATAGGAATTTCATTTGATGGAACTCCTACCTTGCCCTTGACAATAGCCCATTTGACAATGTTTTGATCGAACATTTTCCACTCAAGTGAATTTTTGTCACATCCGTTGTAAATGCCATTTTCAATCTGTGCATATGTCATTTTGTCCTCTTCAAGTTGTTTTCTTTGTGTACAATCATTGACAGCATTATACACACGTAAAACAAAATCCATCCAAATTGATGTGATCAATTTGTCAACAATTTCTGTGTTTGTGTTGTCATCTGGATTAATGACATCCCCAATCAATGTTGGGAATTCTTTCGTAAAATCTTCGAGAGTCTTACGAACTGATGCAGCAATACGCTTGGTATTGACAAACAAACACTTGTTGAACAATTGATCTTGTGTTCCTTTGAACTCACGGAAATTTTTGACCCAATAAATAACATGAGACAACCAACCTTCTGGAATGGAATTCTTGATCAGAGTTTCCATTGGTGATACTAATAGAGTTGGATTTGGGCGTGTCGATCCAAATTTAGTACGTACCAATTTGGTCAGAATCGTTTCGAATGATTCAAGAACATTGTTAACAGTGTCAAATACCTCTTTCTTCAAACCTTCGTCGATTACCTGTTCGATACCATTGGCAATAGTACCACTCCACGCATACATCATGTCCCAAACTTGACCTTCAGTTGTACGATATGGATTGTTTGGATCTGTAACACCAACATGGACGAATTTCCAATTGTTTGTTCCTTGGACCAATTTCTCATAACCGAGTGTCCATGTTGTTTGTTTGTCCTTGGAGTTGGAATTGATCAAAACCAACTCATCGAATGCTTGATTGAGTTGCATTATGATCAAATCCAAATCATTGTTTTTGTTGGTACCATACAAAAAGACATACTCGGAAATCTTTTTGACAATGTTTGTGATTTTGTCACAAATGACATCATCAATGACAACATTGAACATAATCAATGATTTGGTTTTGATCCAGATCGATCTGATATAACCATAAACCTGCCCCGCCAGTGTATTCAGATAACAATCAATGTCCAGCTTTTCACGAATATTCTCATATTGAGAAACAAGCATAATTGACGTCATTTTGTGATATTGAATACTAGATATCAGCTATCTTTTACAAGATAAGGTTCAACTAGATAAAATAGTTAAAGGCAGTCTATTATTAGATCTGATGGAAATATTAATAATTATCAATTTCAATTTTTTTTTATTCTATATGTAGAATAGATCAAAATTATGGGTCTTCAAATAGTCAAGAAATGTAGACTAAAAATGTTAATAAAAATAAATATTTTGAGTATCATTTTTCAATCTACATTTTGTTCTTTTTTGATGAATGCGGGTTTTTAGATTATGGGGTCTTCAAATAATCAAGAAATGTAGACTAAAATATTAATAAAAATAAATATTTTGAATATCATTTTTTAGTCTACATTTTGTTCTTATTTTGATTATCTGACGAATACGGGCTTTTGGATTATAGGATCTTCAAAGGGTCAAGAAATGTAGACTAAAAATGTTAATAAAAATAAATATTTTGAGTATCATTTTTAGTCAACATTTTTGTTCTGATTTGATTGTCTGATGAATGCGGACTCATAGATTATAGATCTTCAAAGGGTCAATAAATGTAGACTAAAAATGTTAATAAAAATAAATATTTTGAGTATCATTTTTAGTCAACATTTTTGTTCTGATTTGATTGTCTGATGAATGCGGACCCGTAGATTATGGATCTTCAAAGGGTAAAGAAATGTAGACTAAAAATGTTAATAAAAATAAATATTTTGAGTATCATTTTTAGTCAACATTTTTGTTCTGATTTGATTGTCTGATGAATGCGGACCCGTAGATTATGGATCTTCAAAGGGTAAAGAAATGTAGACTAAAAATGTTAATAAAAATAAATATTTTGAGTATCATTTTTAGTCAACATTTTTGTTCTGATTTGATTGTCTGATGAATGCGGACCCGTAGATTATGGATCTTCAAGTGGCCAAAAAATGCAAACTAAAAATGTTAATAAAAATAAATATTTAGAGTATCATTTTTAGTCAACATTTTTGTTCTGATTTGATTGTCTGATGAATGCGGACCGTAGATTATAGATCTTCAAAGGGTCAATAAATGTAGACTAAAAATGTTAATAAAAATAAATATTTTGAGTATCATTTTTAGTCAATATTTTTGTTCTGATTTGATTGTCTAATGAATATGGGCTTTGGATTATGGGGTCTTCAAAGAGTCAAGAAATGTAGACTAAAAATGTTAATAAAAATAAATATTTTGAGTATCATTTTGGTCAACATTTTTGTTCTGATTTGATTGACTAATGAATCTGGGCTTTGGATTATGGGATCTTCAAAGGGTCAATAAATGTAGACTAAAAATGTTAATAAAAATAAATATTTTGAGTATCATTTTTAGTCTACATTTTTGTTCTGATTTGATTGTCTGATGAATGCGGGCTTTAGATTATGGGATTTTCAAATGGTCAAGAAATATAGACTAAAAATGTTAATAAAAATAAATATTTTTGAGTATCATTTTTAGTCAACATTTTGTACTCATTTTGATTGATTTAATAAGAACAGATCAAAATTATGGGTATTCAAATGATCAAGAAATATAGATTAAAAATATTAATAAAAATAAATATTTTAAGTATCAGTCTACATTTTGTTCTTATTTGATTATCTGACGAACACGGGCTTTTAGATTATTGGATCTTGAAATGGTCAAGAAATGTAGACTAAAATGTTAATCAAAATAAATATTTTGAGTACCATTTTTAGTCTACATTTTATTCTTATTTGATTATTTAGTGAATACGGGCTTTTGGATTATGGGGATCTTCAAATGATCAAGAAATATAGACAAAAAATATTAATAAAAAATAAATATTTTGAGTATTATTTTTAGTCAACATTTAGTTCTTATTTGATTATCTGACGAATGCGGGCTTTTAGATTATGGAGTCTTCAAATGATCAAGAAATGTATACAAAAAATATTAATAAAAATAAATATTTTGAGTATTATTTTTAGTCAATATTTAGTTCTTATTTGATTATTTGACGAATGCGGGCTTTTAGATTATGGGGTCTTCAAATGATCAAGAAATGTAGACAAAAAATATTAATAAAAATAAATATTTTGAGTATTATTTTTAGTCTACATTTTGTACTCATTTTGATTGATCTAGTTAGAACAGATCAAATTTATGAGTTCTTCAAATAGTCAAGAAATGTATACTTAAAATGTT